AATGCTGTCATGTAATCATTCATGATTTGTGTTAAACCTTCTACGTCATCACCAAATGATTCACCCAACGTAGTAAAGCCACGCAAGTCAGTCATAACAATTGAAAGCTCTCGACGCTCACCGCCTAGTTTAATAAGCTCTGGATTTTTTTGTAGTCGTTCTACAATAGTTGGGTTAACATAACTGCCAAACTGTCGCTTTATTTGTTGCTTTTGGAGGAACTCTGAAACAAACTTAACTCCGTAGGCATGCAAAGCGACCAAGACTGTGCAAACTGCAAAGGCAGTAGCATCAAATAAGAATAAAAAGTTAGTGAAAGCATACTGACTACCAACGATACCGCCAGCAACCAATACAACAACCGACGCAAGTCCAACATAAGTCCACCTTGTTAAAAATAGTAATAATAATCCTGCGGCTAAGATAGCAATGATCTCTAAACCGTCTGCATAGTCTGGACGTTGTATAACAACTCCGTTGGCCATAGTTGTAATAACTGCGGCTTGTAACTGGTGTGGAAACACTGCACCTACAGCAGTTGGTACTGGATTACTGATACCGGCCGCTGTTGGACCCACTACAACAATAGCCTTGTCAAAATCTTTAGGCAAGTCCATCAAACTATATGACTTGTTTGTTTGACTCCAATCAATCCATATGCGTCCAAGATTATCTGTAGTAACAGGACCAAACTTAGGTATGCGCATTTTCTCAACGCCACCTTCAAATAGTTTTATTTGAAATGTTGAATCGCCTGCGGCTACCCGTAATGTTTCCATAGCCATACTAGGGTATAGTTTATCATTGACTGATACAATTAGTGGCATACGGCGGTTAACACCATCCACTTCTGGTAATGTGTTTACAATTCCAACACCCGCGGCATTATTTTCTAACTGTGGTAAATTGGCAATTATGCCAGGATACTGTACAATTTGGTCTTGCCACTCTGGGCCTAACACTGCTGATCCAGGTGTACGTGGAGTATTTTTAGTCTTATCGCTGGGAACGCTGGGAAGTATTACCGGATAATGTTTAAGAGCGGCGGATAAATCGCGATCCCCGCCAGTACGATCGCGATCAGCCATAAGCACATTGAGCACAATAAGGCCAGCGTTGCGACGATAAAGATCTTCAATAATTTCAGCATAGTTAACCCTCGGTAGTGGCCATTGGCCATATTTGTCCAGAGCGGCTTCGTCTATATTGACTGTAACAATAGTATCTGGTGCAGGAACAGCTCTTGGTTGTGTAACTAGTGTGTCAAAGTAACGTAGTCTTACGCTTTCAACGAATGAAGGATCTGCTACACGTATGCCCACTACCAACGCTAAGGTTAACAGTGCAGTCCATGGGCTTAATAAGATTTTTTTCAGCATAACATATTTATGCTGTTTTTACTTGATGATTTTACTTAAGATCCAAACTATAGGAAACCATCCTAGTAGAAAAACAGGTACTAAGATCATGCCCTGTATGAGTTTAGTTCGCTGTTCTGCTTCACGTTCTTTAACCCGTTGCTTTTCTGATTCTATTTGTCGTTGTGTTGAATACATAATTTATCGTTGTGTAATAGTTAATGTACTAGTGCTACCTTTATTTACATTCTGTATGATAGTTTGCCCGTCTTGTACTAGTGTAAATGTAGCACTTCTAGTAGTGTCAAATGTTGCTGTGGCATTGTGTGTGCCTGCTTTGTACAGGGTTACCTTGCTGGAATCATCGTTGAAATAATATAGTAGCCCTAGCGATTTATTAGCACTATATCCTGGAAGTACTGGTATATCCATTTCATTGCTTAATAAACTTGCGTTCTGCCTATCCAATTCATTTAATGCGTTGTATGCCAACAAGTCAACGTTAAGGTCGTTTCGATCCAGTTCTCGATTGTTGTCCAACTTATTTTCATCCAATGCTGAAAATTTCAACAAGTCAACATCCAGAGCATTAAAGTCTAAGATGCTTTTTTCTTTCTTATTGGCGCCTGCTTGACTATCGTCCTGTACTTCTTTGGGTTTGCTGATAATCAACATGTTGTTAATGTTGGCTTGATCCAGTTTGACTATGACAGGTTGAGTAGGAGGCAAGTTGGCAGAACTCACCATAGTTGCTTGATAAGGCACATCTAACAATACCATACCTGCTAGACTGCTGACTTCAATTGCGCCTGTTACACAGCCTTTGTTGTCACAACTGGGCAACAATATAACTAAGCTACGCCCAAGTTCATCCACAGTCATAGAGAAGTCTGTACCTCTTACGGCAATGGTTGCTGTGGGAGTTTTTATTGCGACCTGCTGTGGATTATTCTTGGCAATCTGCCCGCTGGCATAGCGAGCAGTTCCCATAGCCATGTTTAGTGCTAGCTTGCCTGTGCCTTTCTTTGGATCGTAGACAAAGTCATCTATGATCAGTTTGCTGTGCTCTGTGAGTTTAACTGTGGTCTTATCGTCAAAGGTCAGCTCTGCTTTACCTCTAGCAGTGCTGACCGTGTCGTTCATTTCTACACCTGTGTTTACACTTGAAGGTATGCTCTTCTTTTCACGTAATATCTCTGTTGGTCCTGATTGTTCAGTGACTTTGCCTACACCAGCAAAGCCATTAATCGGACTGAGTAACGATAACGTTGTTATTAGAACCGTTGCTGGTAATAACCGCATTTTTAGTCAGTGCTCCGCTTTGTGTCAGTGTTACTGCGTTAGCCGCACCGCTTGTGCCGCTACCAGAAACTGTTATTTCACCTGAATGTAGTCCTGCACCCGTTGCGGTATGTGTTACATTGTTCCAATTTCCGTTAATGGCAATTGTACTTTTCACAACACCGCCAGTCAACATCTGTATTGTGTTGTTGCTGTTACCTGTGATTTGAGAACTGATTGTGCTGGCATTACAGCTAGCACTCAACGCCGTACCACATCCAATAGTCTGCGTATTGCTACTACCGTCAGCTGACACTAACACAGTAGTTCCAGTACCGGGATTGTTAACAATGAGGCTAGCAATGTTACCAGAACCAATTTGACTTATAGTCACATCATTAAGATCGCCTAAAATTAGCGCAGGATCGTCAACATTTCCGAGTCCGCCAACGTTACCGTTGACCATGTTGCCAGCGCCAGTTTGTGTGATAGAAACTATAGCATTATCTCCAATCTGTTCCACATAAACATCATTGGCCCAGGCTCCCGATGACAACATTCCAGATGCCATTAGTATTGCAAGTATTTTTCTCGACAACTTGCCACCGCCTTTTAAACTTTTGTTCATAATTCTAAGATTTGGGTTGAACATCTTATTTGTAATTGTTTACAAACGCTTAGTTTATACCCCGCATCGCTCCTTGGCCGCTGGCCATTATTGTTGTTTACCTCTTTTATTTAAATACATCTACCACTTAATAATACTCCGCTGTTATTTTCTCGTTACTCACAGGTGTAAAAAAATTTACACTGTTGAAAAATCAACACCGTGTACTACTACTGCTGTTTGTTAGTCAGTACATCCTGCTTAACAAAACCTTTACGCATGTCTGCGTCTCTTACTAAATGCCAAAGTTCTGGGCCTGGTGAAATGATTATTAGTTCAGTTCCTTTCTTTAACAACCAAGTTCTTTGACTTTTGTCGTTTGCTTCTTTATAAAGATATGCGTCTTCTTTCAATACTCGTGTACCAAATAAATCCACAGGGTCTTTAGGTTGCTCTTTCTTTACTACTGCCGGCACAACAGGCATAACCTTTGATACCAATTCTGTTTCTGGTTTAGTTTCAGAGATAGGTTGAGTTTGAACTACAACATCTTTCTTCTCCTCTACTTTAATTTCTTGTTTTATTTCTACTTGTCCAGCTTTTTTAAATCTCCAAATGCCTTTCTTTTCGCCTTCAACAATCATATCGTAAACTGCCTGTTCAATGGCCACACGTACCGCATAGGTTGTAGGCTCATTCAGTGCCATGCCATTTTCCAATTCTAATGCTTTGGTTCCTGCGTCCACAAAACGTAACATGCCCACGTTGTGTTGTGTGCTAAAAATAGTCTTGCTTACAGCATTAGATAACAATACTTCGCCACTGTTAACACTAATCAATCGCATTGATATAACAATTTCATCTACACGATACTGTTGACTGCCACCAATACCTAAAAATCTAGCACCGTTACCTCCCGACCTTATATTGCTATCATAACCAATAATACCACCTTCAATCATTACTCCTGCTACTGTCATTGGTTTAAGTGGTCTAGCATCCTTGCCTTCGTAAACTTCTCGTTGGTTGCGTATCAACTGACGTTCTTTAATTAGATTATCTAGTCCAACACGTTCAACTACTTTAAACCAATTTTTTGAATCTTGTAGTGATTTAATTAAAAATACTTCGGCGCCTTGTGTTACTGCTTTACTAAACACTGCTAACTTGTCGTTAGGTTTCATCTGTCCTGTTTTGTCTTGGAACCCATAAACGGCAATAGTTATAGGAGGTCCATCTAACTCTGGTATCTTGGTAGTTAAACTTTCCCTTGGTTGTAGGGCCACTGGTTCTTCCTTGCCCGCATCCATCTGCACATGGGCACAGCCAGATAATGCTGTTGCTATTACAAATGATAATATAAGTCTTTTCATTAGAATGCAAAGCTCGCTATAGGTACAGTGATCTCAGTTCGGCCTCCGTTGGCGTCAAGTATGGTCAATGTAACATCAGTGGCTGATTTGACCCAACTGATAGTACTGCCTTGAAAGTTCATAGTTCCACTAGTAGCACTGCCTTCGGTAAACATCTGATCTGCTAGTTGTTTGGATAATTGTGCGTAGATACGTGCTTCCACGTTGACCAAGAACTTGGCCAAGTTGGTGCTTTTGGCCGCAGTTTCTGCTTTGGCTATGGCCGCAAGTTCTTCTGCTTTGATTTCTTTTTTCTTGGCTTCTTCCAACTGGTGAATAGTAAGAACGTGCTGACTGAATCCGTTGCCTGGTATAAAGGCTGGACTTTGAAAGTTATGTATTAACTCGGCAGAAAACGCTATTGATGTCAAAGACACAGTAGCTACAAATACTATTATTTGTGATTTGGACATGACGATTCGCTCCCGCTATAATCCTTATTAGTATTTACTACTAATAATGATTTTTTAAGTGTGCATATTACACTTGGGGAATATGATCGTCTGGGTGTGTTACTTGGCTTAAAGTTGGATCGATTGTTAAGTCTATAGCAGGAGCTTGAGTTGCAGTTGACTTTTTAGCTAAAGGGCGGCCTTGATTCTTTGGTTTGATTTTATCAGGAGATTGTATTGCTGTTTTTGGTTCTTTGACAGTTTTCTTAGTTACTTCTGGTTCAAGGGGTAGTAACGCTAATTCGTCTAATAGCGGACCGCCTGCAACGTTTGTTCTAACGGTAGTGCCTGATTTTGTAGTCCACATTCTGCAAAGAGAAGTATCTTTAAATTTTACATTTCCTTTAGCATCGGTATACTGGATTCTTCCATGAATATTGATGCCCATATTACTGGGAGGAGCACTACCCACTAGGTCAACTTTTGATAATGCTTCTACTAATCTGCTATCTATTTTCATTAATTTATAGCCTGGGCTATTAGGATCAACAACTAGTTTTACAATGTCTACCGATTCAACAGCACCTGTTTTTTCATCATAGTTGTTACTGTATCGAATTAATCCGTTAGCAATGGATTTTACTAACGCGGCTTCTTTTTGGGCACTGTCTCCACCTGCTAGTCTTTGTACGATTGGAATAACGTTGGCCCATACTTGTCGAAGTGCTACTATATGTTGATCTGTTGTAGTTCCCCACAATCTTTGATATTGACTTGCATCATAACCAAATACTGTTTTAAAGAACGCTAATTGTTTACTCCATTCGTGGCCGCTAGCTTGTCCCAATTGGCTGTTGCCTGTTTTAACACTTAACAAGTTTATTTTCTTGTTATCAAGGTGTAAGACAAGATCTGCTTTAGTTCCTTTATTATCGCTTATACCGTCTGAAATAACTTGTATGGTATTTGTATTAGGATCTTTAGAAGCTTGGGCTAAACCTGCTTTAATTTTTGCTTCTTCTCTGGAGTATCGTAATGCAGATAAAATAACAGCTCTTGTTGCACCTTCAATTGACCCAGGATCGTTTACTAGTTTAATAAACTCTTTAACAGCTTCTCCAGGACATTTAATATCAATTTTTAATATATCTTCCTTGCCTTGCAAGTGTGTTAGCTTGCCAGTCCACGACAGTCTAAGTGCTGAACCTGCTTTACCTTTGGCATTTAAAACTTGCCCAAGTGTCAGTGCTTGTGCTAGATTCATAAAATCTATAGGATCAACATCTTTGCCACCACCTAAGAATCGTGTAGCTACTGCAACTCCTAGACTAATTTCTCCAATGTATCCAAGATTAGCTTTATCACCACCTTTGATAGCTAGAGTTTTTTCTAAGGAAGTTAAGTTGATAGGTTCACCGTCTTCTGTTTTTAATGTAATTGGCTGACCTGGTTCTGCGTTATTTAGAATATCGATTGAGGATTTATCTAATACTACAGTATCCCCAAATTTGTCTTTTTTGCCCGGTACAACTTCTAACGGTGTTCCAGCATCAATCATCGCAATCATATTGGCGCGATAATTGTGGTTAGTTTTAAATATGTCTGCAACCTTTAGGTTGGTTTCGTTGATAATGTCTAATATACGCATAGTAAATATTTAGCGTATTTCAGGAAACAAACATTCCTGTATGAAATGCTGTACATCCGCCTCACTTAACCCTAAACTAACCATTACACGGGGTGTATGGGGGTTGCACTTTTGATTTTGTGCGTAATAGTTCTGAGCTTCTGTAGTGTCTTGTGCTGTGTTGTTTGTTTCAGCTACTGTGCTTAGATAGTGTGCAACTGTGGTTTTTGCTAGATTTGTAATTTGTTCTAGTTCTTCTGGATCTTGTACATTGGCCGCGGCTACCATACTACCACTAAAAATGTTAGTAGCCCACTCTGGTAATGCACGTTCTCTGCGCCATTCTAGTTTGGCTACTTCATCGTGAAACCATTGCATCATGGGATGGTCAGGATCACCTGCCTTGCTGTAATCGTGGAAACAGCCGGTAATCTTATTCTTACCAGCAATAACATCAAAGCCGTAAATTGGTGCTGGATTGTGTGTATGTGGAAAGATGCAACAATGCATCATCCAAAGTCCTTTAGACTCTCTAGCATCTACTACATCAACGTGTGCCCTACGATAACTATCGCTAGTCCACACACGATTAACCCAACCGGGCTGATTAAATCGATCCATCCCCGGTTCAAAGACTTCTTTGCCAGTAGCATCAAAACTATCTTCTAGTAACTGCTGTATACTTATTAGTGTATTCCAGACTTTACTCATTAACAGCCTTTTCTAAGTCGTCAAACATATCTGCCGCAAACTTAAAACATACTGCGGCTTCGTCTGCTAGACTATCATCCAGTTTAGCACGTAGGACGTTTTTAATTTCTACAGGATCTCCGTCAAACTGATAATACTTACCGGAGCCTGGAACACGTTTGGCAATCATTTGTCCGCCTGACAAGTCACCAAAATGTCTAACATACAAATGCGCCAGTATTTTCTTAGGATCGTCTTTGATACTCATCAAATGATCATGATATACTTTTACGCTAGGAACTTCAGTAGGCATATCTTCGCCAGTCCATAACTCGTTAAAGTCTTCTAGGATAGCAGGAGCTCTGCGAATTGTAGGATAATCATTCATCAAGCCATGCATCATAGCAATAGCTTCTAACATGTCGTAACACTTGTGCTGATTATACAGATACGTAGCGTATGCTTCAGGCGTGATTTTACCTGAAAACAATACTTTGACAAACGGGCGTGTCTCAGCGTATTTGTGATGCTCCCATGTTAAGTCTTTTAAACTCATTCTTCTTCCAATTTAATTTGTAATGGAAATCCGTTAGCACGGGCAAGTTGTGTTGATTCAACAGCCTTTGCTTCTGCAATTTCAAAACTGTATACACCTGCAATGCCAGCGCCTGTTTCGTGTACAGTAATCATAATATCCCTAGCAGTTGTATCTGTGTGCTTAAAGATTTCAATAAGTACCCCTACCACAAAATCCATAGGGGTAGCGTCATCGTTCAATAGGATTACCTTCCAACGTTTAGGTTCCTGTACAGTAACCTTAATTTTTTCGTCTAGTTGGATATCAGTGCCTGCCATTTTGTTTCTCCGGGGTTAGTGGAAGGGTTGCCCCTTCCACTGTTATTTACATTATTTAATTTCGATTTGACGTGGTTTTAAAGCTTCTGGTACTACACGTTGAATATCAATTTGTAGCATACCATGTTCAACTTTAGCACCTCTTACAATCATGTACTCGGCTAGAGTAAATGTTTGTTCAAAGTCACGAGCGGCCAATCCACGATGTAAGTATTCGATTTGTCCAGTGTCAACATTTGGACGATCCTTAATACCGCGAATTGTTAGCTGGTCTTGATCTACTTCAACTGTAACTTCTTCTTTGGTGAAGCCTGCTACAGCAACTTCAATGCCATATGTATCATCACTATACTTCACAATGTTGTGTGGAGGATAGTTTCCGTTTTGGTGATGTGGTGCGCTGAAATAGCGATCAAATCCTACTAGTGCTTTGCTCAGTTGTGCTAGAGCGGCTGTGTCAATAGTTCTTAGTTGCATTGTCATAAATTTCTCCTTTATTAAGCAAGAACTTTGCAGGACCCATTTAGGCGTCCTGCATGTTTATATTATATTACTTTGCTGTCTGTGTGTCAACTTCTGTGAAGCTCGCATCAACAGTTTGGCCATCTTTTGGTTGTTCTGTTTGTGCGGCATTCTTTGCGGCCTCGGCGGCCTGTTTCTTTTCAAACACCGGTTTACCTGATTCAAAAAGATTCTGTACTGACTTTTGGATAGCTTCTGGATCTTCTCCGGCAACTGCTTCGTCAACACTTTTAAGTGCAGTTTCAACAGTAGTCTTTTCTTCTTCAGTCAATTGTTCTTTAACTTCTTCAAAGTCTTTCTTAAAGCTATGAGTAGCACCGTCAGCTTGATTACGTGCTTCGATGAGCTCTTTAGCTTTCTTATCGGACTCTGCGTTTTGTTCGGCTTCTTGCACCATACGTTCAATATCTTCCTTGCTTAGTCCGCCATCACTCTTAATAGTGATTTTGTTTTCTTTGCCAGTAGTTTTATCTTTAGCACTGATGTTCATAATGCCGTTAGCATCAATGTCAAATGTAACTTCAATTTGTGGCATACCGCGTGGCTGTGGTTGAATGCCGTCTAAGTTAAACTCGCCTAGTGCTTTATTAAATTTGTATAGTTCACGTTCACCTTGCCCAACTTTAATAGTTACAGCAGGCTGATTGTCTTCAGCAGTACTAAATGTTTGGCTAGCTTTGGTTGGGATAGTTGTGTTCTTTTGAATAACTTTAGTAAACACACCGCCCATTGTTTCAATACCCAAGCTCAATGGAGTAACGTCTAACAACAGTACGTCTGTCTTGTCGCCTGCTAGCACAGCACCTTGTACTGCGGCACCTGCGGCAACAGCTTCGTCTGGGTTAACGTCTTTACGTGGAGCCTTGCCAAACAGCTTCTCAACTGCTTCTTGTACTTTGGGCATACGTGTTTGTCCGCCAACAAGAATAACTTCATCAATATCGGCCGCTGTTACTTTAGCATCTGACATGGCAATCTTACATGGCTCGATTGAACGCTTGATTAAGTCTTCGACCATTTGTTCGAACTTAGCACGAGTTAGTTTAACATTCAAGTGCTTAGGACCACTTGCATCTGCTGTGATGTATGGCAAGTTAACATCTGTGCTGGCCGCACTAGACAATTCAATCTTGGCCTTTTCAGCTGAGTCTTTCAAACGTTGTAGTGCTAGTTGGTCTTGTTTAAGATCAATGCCGTTTTCTTTCTTGAATACTGCTACCAAGTGATCCATAATTGCTTGGTCAAAGTCTTCACCACCAAGGAATGTATCACCGTTTGTTGACAATACTTCAATTTGTTTGTCGCCATCAATGTTGGCAATTTCAATAATGCTGATATCAAATGTACCACCACCCAAGTCGTATACCGCAATCTTGCGATCCTTCTTGTCTTGTTTGTCCACGCCATATGCTAGTGCGGCCGCTGTGGGCTCATTGATAATACGCAACACTTCTAAGCCAGCAATCTTACCAGCGTCCTTAGTTGCTTGACGTTGGCTGTCGTTGAAGTAAGCTGGTACTGTGATAACAGCCTGTGTTACTTCGTGACCAAGATAGTCTTCAGCTGTCTTTTTCATCTTACGCAATACTTCAGCACTTACTTGTTGTGGAGCAAGTTTTTGATCATTAGCTTCAATCCATGCATCTCCATTGTCAGCTCGGACAATGTTGTATGGCATCAGGCCAATATCTTTCTGTACTTCTTTTTCGTCAAACTTGCGGCCAATGAGGCGCTTGCTTGCGTAGATTGTATTTTTTGGGTTTGTTACTGCTTGTCGTTTAGCTGTAGCACCGACGAGAATTTCGTCTTTGGTGTAAGCCACGATTGATGGTGTTGTTCTAGCACCTTCGCTGTTTTCAATTATTTTAGCAACTCCGTTTTCTAGGATTGCTACACAGCTATTTGTTGTACCTAAGTCGATACCGATGATTTTGCTCATATTGTTCTCCTTTAATTAAGCAAGAATATGTAGGCCCTTACGGCGCACTACAAATTTATTTATCTCAGATATTCTCTGAATTAAAGATATTGGACCATTTTTTTAACTTTTCAATCTTAGCTATTTTTGCAGATTCCAAAGATGTGCTGGAAATAACTTGCATATCTAGCAAAATATCTATCATAGCCAATAAATCGCCAAGTTCTTCTTCTAAGTGTTCGCAATTAGTTTTGGGCTTGCCGGGCTTTAAATTATCTAGCCCAAACCTATGGCACTTGCTAACTGCTTGAATTACTTCTGCACATTCTTCTGAAAGAATGTTCATTACTTCGCGTTCACGTTCGTTCATATTATCTTTCGTTTTTAAAAGGTGTAATGTAATTACCTTCTCTTGTCGTACTGCTACGCAAAAGTGTATATACATTTTGAATGCCAACTGCTTGATTGTATGCATCTTGTAACGCATGGTGAGCTGTTACAGTTGGACGGCGTGGATCAATGCCTAAGTCAAAGGCAGTACGTACATCACGTATTTGCCAAAAACTCCATGGGATCGCCTTGTTGAGTTTGCGATATGCTGTTTCGCAAATTGGAATGTCAAAGCAAGCACCGTTGGCCCACACACGCTTTGCGCCCCAGCAAAACTTATAAAGTTTTTCCATAGCGTCACGTATATGAATTCGGCCTTCTGTTCCAAAGGCTTCATCTTGTGCTTCTTGGCTTTGTTGTGCCCACCATGCTATAGTGTCATCGTTAACTGCGAGTCCAAGTTCGTCACAGCTATCCAAATCTACTCTAACATAGAAAGAATCCATTGCAGGTTCTTCAATGTCTTTCCCAAACGGGTCAAACTTTACAGCACCAATTGTTAGAATTGTAGCATCAGTTGAAGTTGCTAGCGTTTCCAAATCAATCATAATATCCGTATTGGCCATTTAAATTCTTTCTTAATTGTGAACTTAAATTATAACAGATACTATGCGCTACGTCAATACATTTTCTTAGGTAATTGCTCTTTTTCCAGCTTCTTTTTATATCGATTTATTGCGGCTGATTTTTTACGTTTGCGTTCAGTCGTTGGCTTTTCGTAAAACTCTTTTTTACGTAGTGTATCCAAAAGCCCACTGTCTTCAATCTTACGCTTAAATCGTCGTAATGCTTGTGTTATGTTTTCATTATCTTTGACAGTAACACGATTACCATCATAGCGTTTTTCTCTACTCATCTGCTTCATCCTCGTTGTCTTCGTTTTTAACTTGTTGAACTATCCAATCCAAATCGTAAATTCTGTTTTTGTTGATTAAACCATAAGGTGTAATCTCGTCGTTAGTTATATAGTGTGTATTTGGTTGGGCTAACAAATAAGTGACAAATTTATGAGTAATCATATCACAGTTATCTACGTCAATGATAATAACATCACATTGGTTGGCTACACTTAATAACCAATCAATATCTTGTTCGTTGTCGTCGTATACAAACACATTAATTTCTTCCATAATATGACTTAATATGGTTTGAAACTGTTGCTTAACATATAGTGATGGTTTCACTAATAAGTAGCCTAAGTTCATGTTGAACAATTTATCAGGCGGTGTTATCAGATTGATCTTTCCTAAGCTCATATATCCTTCTTGCAAAATATTCTAATGTTTCTTCATCGTACCCGTAAAAACGAGCACCATTTACTTTACAATCTTCCACAAAATTATAAAGTTTAGGTTCTAAATCCTTGTTTACTTGTATGCTTTGAAATCCATCTCGACCGTATTCCACATGCAATTGACTACGGGGTTTTAGATCGGTGTTTCTTTCAGTGATCCTTGACCATAATGTACTAGCGCCTTGTTCAGCGTTTTGTACATAGTCATTACTTATGATCGGTTTCTGATCTGTATCGATCCGTCTGGAGCCTTGGTCATATAAGTCTTTTTTTTTGATTCGTCGGGTTCTATAACTTCTGTAAGATCAGGCTTAGTGCGCTCATTGTTATGTTCAACAAGTTCAGGAAGTATTTGATATTTACGAGCTTCCTTCTCGACTACCTCTTTGTGTGCCTCTGCTTCTGCCTCTGCAATCATATTGTTCCATTGCTCTATTGGCTGTGGAATTTCTTGATCTGACGATTCCTGTCCAGTTATATCACCTCCTAGTGCTGTAACAGGCGTTTCGCTTGGTGCCTCAATTTGATTAATATTTGTAGTTTGATCTGCTGTTGTGATTGGCTCAGGATAATCCGGTTCGTGATGGTCATCCAAAATGGTATATTCAACTTCGGGTTCTTTGATTGCTTCTGCAACTTCTTGTATAGGTTCGTCTACAATTTCTTCCAGTTTGGCTGGTTCAATTACTGCGGGTTCTTCTTTGCGCCAACCAAAGGTCATTTGTGCGGCCAATAACATGATAACTGCTAGAGGATCAAATACAACTACAATAAGAACAATGATCCATGTTACTGCTTTTTCCAACATGTTTTCATCTGCGCCAGAGTTGCCGTAGATAAACTTGGCAATGTATTTGATTGGGCCTACTTCTGCCTCAACCTTGCGTACTTCTGCCGCGATTGGAGCACGTTCTTGGCTAACGGCGGCAATAGTTTTCTGTTCGGCTGTGATCTCAGACTGAAGCCTTGCACGTTCTTTTTGCTGACTACGTCTAATTTGAACAGCTTTCTCGGCACCCTTTTCGTCACTGCTTCGGCCCATGACTTGGTCCACAGCTTCATCCATTTGTTTAAGAGCTTTGCGGTTTGCATCTATGTTGTCTCTGCTGGTTTTAATCTTTTCGTCGTAGATAGCAATCTTACTTTGAACATCGCCTGACACTAAGTTTTGGTCGTTGTGTGCTTTACTAAGGAATCCAAAGATACCCATTGAAGTAATGAGCATCAGCACCATGACCGCAGTGATCATGTAATATTTCATGAAACGTGGAGCACGTTCCCAATTGGCTTTTAGCCAGCTAGCGCATACTAACTTGCCTACTTCTAAAGCTGATCCCATAATAATGATTGGAATAGCCGCGGCAGAAAATATTGCGGTCAAGCCTACTACAGAATAGTAGATTGCGACCGCAGATATTGTTAAACCAGTTAATAGGAGTAAGTACGCGAGTATCATCCAGTCCTTAATCGAATAAAGTTGATTCGTCGATTTGGGTTACAGTTAATACACCAAGTGTCTGTGCGGCTGTTTGGGCCGATGCTGTAACTGTAATTGATTGTTGCGTATCAACAGAATTGCCGCCATCGTATACACGAACTGTAGCTGTTGTGTTATCACGGATACCTTGAGCTACTGCATTTTTTACCACCAATGCAGTTGTAGTCATAGCCGCGCCGTTGATATCGTTGCCAACAGTAGTAGCACCTTGCACAGAACCTGTAATGGCCGCAAATAATGGACGCTCAAATAATACTGTAAATTCTAAACTAGTTGCTTGAGCACTTCCGTTAGCTTCTGTAATTGTAATATTACGAACTTGGCAATCACTTAATGCTTGCAGGCGATTAACTATGTTGCGGAAACGCATGTTGCCTCTAGCACGGGCTTTACCCAATACTAGTGTAGTTGGCAACGTTGCAAAACTATCTGACGAGTTTGGTGTAACTCCGCCGTTATTATTACCGTCCGCTGTTGGGAAGTATGTCCCACTAGACATGTCGATAATAACTTTGTACATTTCAGCTTGTAGCTGATTGGTGTCTTGTTGAAATCCTGATGGCATTATTATGCTCCTATTAATATCATATATTTATCAGCAATTAGCCCTAATGTCTAATTCTACACTAGGGCTATGCTGAAAGCAAGTTATTTGAACACTATTAATGCCAAAAGTGCGGCTTGTACAAAGAATCCAAATCCTATTGTAACAATATTTAATAGATCCTTTTGGATAGTTGCTTTAATAAACAAGGCAAATAATCCCGCCCAAACAAACAGGACTAGATCCACAGGAGGCATTTTTTCAGTCAGTCCTGTCAATACCGCTACCATAGTTGGGATTGTGGCCAGATGCATTAGAATGCCTGCTATCCAGCCCATTGTTTCTGCGCTAACATGTGGTGCATGTTCTTTAACGTTTTTAACCCACAAATCTAAATTAAAAAGATCACTAATGTTAGTTTTGATGCGTTCTGCTAAAATATTCAAATTCATGTTATCTCCTAATTATAAAAAATGTGTCGGCCGATTTTGGCCACGGGTTGTTTGCCCCATTTAGGGTTGATATAATCGCCATGGAAGTAAAGTGCATTTTTAATTGATGGCAATCTAAATCCTTCAAGCAATACTTTTTTGGCTACTTCCATGCTTTCTGTGTATACAGGACCATTCATAGGCTTTTTAGCACTAGGGCCTTCGCAGTACCAGCTGAACTGGCAAAGCACTTTTTCATATACAACATTCTTTTGATATACTACTTGGCAGATGTCACTGGGAAATTGTCCGCTTTCTGCACGATTGATTGTTACCTGAGCAACTGCGACCTTGCCTTCAAAAGACTCATAGCCTGCTTCATGGTAGATATTACGAGCTAGACAGTCTAGTTGCTTCTGTCTCAATTCTGCTGTAATTGGGCTCACGTTTTCGCGAGCATGTCGTAGGGTGTCCAGTTTGTAATTTACTGCCTTAACCCCTGCTAGTCCTACAAGCATCATTGCTAAAATAAAGACTACTGTTTTGATAATGCGTATCATATGATTTTTCTCCTTTACGCTGGATCACGGAATCGCTAGTTCCGTCATTATAAAATATGGCTCTGATACATCTCCTTGTGCGTTAAAAGCCTTACTGCTTTGTTGTACTCCAAACCTTTTGAGGTACAATATATAGTTATGCCATGATAGCCGGTATAAAAACATAAGTTTAATGGTTATCTACGCATTTTACTAATATCTACTGCTTGTTCGTCGCTAAAGACGGGTACAGCGTTGCTTTTATGCATAGTAGCAATGCCTTTTACCATAGTGCCTGTGTAAACTTTTGGTGTAGGCAATATACAAGCACCACCGCTAAATGGTAAACTTGGGTGTTTGACATCAGTACCATATCTACTGTATGGTTTATTATCGGGTTTCCAAACTTCGCTGGTCATAGCACGATTGCGTTTCTTTTCTTCTGCTTCAATGCCCCAACGCTTCTGTAGCTCTTTCCAACTTTCTTCCTGCTCACGAGCCTTTCTAGCATGTTCTGCACTAGCGAATTTCTTTTTACCTTTTTTCTTGCCGGTGGTACTGAGCCACGGACCTTCTAAATGCATACTCAAAATAATCTCCAAAAGTTATAACATTAACTAGTATTATACAGTTATCTGTAGTTAAAGTCAAGTATTTTTGGTTTAAACTCTGAACGATTCGCCGCAACCACATCGATCACGTTCATTTGGGTTTTGGAAGTCAAACCCTTCATTGAGTCCATTGCGGACCCAATCTACTGTTAGTCCATTTAAATATGCTTGTGACTTAGCATCTACCAACACAACAAAATCTCGTTGGGCATAATTGGTTACACCCGGTTCTGCGGTGTATTCGTCTACATATTCGATAGTGTATGCTAATCCACTACATCCAGTAGTTCTCACACCCAATCGAATGCCAACGCCTCGACCACGTTTTTCTAAATTCTGCTTGATTTTTTTAGTGGCTGTTTCGGTTACGGTAATCATTTACAGCGGCCTTGATAGCATCTTCTGCAAGTATCGAGCAGTGAATTTTAACGGGCGGTAACGCCAATTCACTAGCGATATCTGAGTTCTTAATGGCCTGTGCCTCGTCCAAGTTCTTGCCCTTGAGCCACTCGGTGACAAGACTAGAACTAGCAATAGCACTACCACACCCATAAGTCTTAAACTTTGCATCTGTAATAATACCCGTATCATGATCTACTTTTATCTGTAGTTTCATTACATCGCCACAAGCGGGCGCACCGACCATACCAGTACCAATGTCAGGATCATCTTTTGAGAATGATCCAACATTCCTTGGATTTTCGTAGTGGTCGATTACCTTATCGCTGTATGCCATACAGTATTTATAGTATTATTTTACTTCTTTGCGTGTGTTTTTAACTGCTGTGACATCGTTACGAGTTTCTTTGCATAACTTAGCCAAATCTTGACAATGCTTGCGCACACGAGTTCCTGCCGCACCGACTTCTTTGTCGTAAAACTTTTCAAAATCATTTTCCATTGCTTCGATGATTGCAGTGAATTCTGCGAATTTATTTGTAGCCATATATTTCTCCTTTAAGGCAAGTACCAAGTACTTATACCTAGTGTACAGGGGTAGAAAATAAAGGTCAACTAAATTGATTAAGTTTCTTTAGGGACAGTATCTTGGATGCGCTTGCCGTCACCTAGTGAATTGCCAGTCCGTGCAGTTTTGCGGCCTTCGATGTATACTTGATGATCTGCTTCAGGCGCCAATATTGCATGACCTGAAGTGGATATAGAACCTTCCAATGCTACAGGTTTGCCATTGAGCGTTACAGTCTTGGCACCATTACCTACAAGATGTCCGCCGCCAGTTAACGTGGATATATCTATAATAGCAGTATCTCGATTTATCATACTGCTAACGGATTGGCACGTCTTTGATAAATTGCGTTAATTTCATCTTTGATTTTACGTGCTGTTTTTTCATCTGCATAAAGCAATTGAGTTTGAAGTTTGCCTATAGCATAATAGTCTGTTACAAATTTACCAAATGCTGTTTGAGCAATCCATTGCTGTGATATTGCAAAGCCTTTAGTTAGCGCACCAGTAACATACTCTTGTACTATATTTGTACCCGCTACCTGGGCATTAATTGTGCCTATTGCAACTACGCTTTTCTTCGTAGATGCTTCAAATTCTTCTGGTTCTACAACAATTGGGGGTTTGCCGGCTTCCATCAGAGCCTGGTTAGTAGCCTTTTGTTGAAATTGATTGTTATTTGCTTGATCAATAAATGCCATGGTTTGAATCGTTTTGGTTTCTATCGAAACATAGTGTATATTGGCTAAAGCTGTAAGCATATCTGCTTGACCTTTGTTTATTGAACTTATTGCGGTTTCTAAAGATTCAAATTTATCAGCTATTTTTGATAGCTTTTCATTCATTAACTCAATACTCTTTGCTTGTCCGGATACAATTTGCGTTAATCCTGGAGTTGCCGCGGCTGTAGGACCAAATAGACCTTCAAGGGCAAGCGTTTGCGCCGCAATGGCCGCCGCGGTAGTATCGACAATAGTATATGTGCCAGTGCCGCCTATTGGTAATACTGTGGTTACTGTGACTATTGCCATTTATACTTCTCCTAATATAATATTTATACCAGTTTTATGCCTGTGGTATTTTGGATGTATGTATCCGAGGCATCTTTACCACACTGTGCAAGTACCATAATGGTAGTACGGGAAATTTGTATATCCGCATCAGGCTCTGTAGTAAACAAAAAGGGAACAAGGGCAATACCCTTTTGTCCTGCGGTTAGTACCAATGGTTTACTAACTGTAATATTCATTGGGTTTTCTTCAACTAGTTTGGCAACAATTTCCTCGCCCGCAGTTGTTTTAATTGTTACTACTTCACCTATTGCTATACCTTTGTTAATTAACATATTATCCTTTGAGTGTGTTAAAAAATTCTTCGTCTTTACCAGCAAGGCCTTGATAGCCGCCTGGAAGGAGTACGCCGTCCTTGAAAATTTGCGGAACTGAGCGCAGGCCTTGATCCATTAGGAACTCACGTGCATCTGGTTCGTCTTCCATTTTGATTACTCTAAATGGAATTGCTTTGCTTTCCAATAATGCCTTTGCTCTATCACAAAATGGGCAATTATTTTTACTGTATACTGTAATCATGTTTCTCTCTTATAATGCTGGTAATGCGTCATAGTCTAACGTATCGCTCATAACACCAATAACATAATTAGTGCTTTCGCTTTCTTGTAGTGCAGTTTGTTTATTGCTTGTGTTAACGTGCTTGTTAAACCAAGGAATAGGTGTGGACTTTGGCGCAGGGTTATTATACTTAATACCAATATCTTTTAGTGCGCCAACTGCTGTGTAGTCTACAAAGTCTTTGAGAATGTTAGCGTTCAATCCAATAACTGGACCTTTGTTAAACAAATAGTCTGCCCATTGTTTTTCTTCTCGAATCACATCCATGTACAAATTATATACTTCTTGTTCACATTCTGCTTTAATTTCGGCAAACCTAGTATCCTCTTTGACCACTTGATTAATCAAATAAGCAGTCCAACCCTTGTGTAGGATTTCATCTTGTAGGATCAATTGGATAATGTTACCATTGCCCATAAAGATTTTATTCTCTACCATAGCTAGACTTGTAGCAAAACTAACCATAAAGCGGAATGCCTCTAAAGCATAGCTGGCATGTAGTGCCATGTAAATTGCTTTAATGTGTGTACGTTCGTTAATCTTCTCACCCATTTGCTTACGGCAGTTGACCATATGCAAGTCTTCATAGTAGTTACCTACACTAGATGCCATGTCAATAATTTCTTGTGTATCATGGATTGTGTTGAACACATCTTTAGGTACGTTGTAGATATTACGAATGATATGACTGTAACTCTTGCTGTGAATGTTAGTTTCAAAGAATGTCCAGTTGTAAATCAATGCTTCTAGTTCTGGCAATGACACTACAGGCATAAAGATCTGACTTGGTCCACGTCCTTGCAAACTGTCTAATGCTGTTTGTCTTAATAGGTTACTGGTAAAGATATGTTTGATAGCATCACTGGCATCTTTAAAGTCATTGCTGTCTTTGGTAAGACTAATCTCTTCTGGTTGCCAAAAGAAACCACGTGCCGTTGCTTCAAAATCTGCTATCTTTTTATACTTAACTTCTTCAAAACGTTGAATGGTAACTGGACCTGCTGGATCTAGAAACATCTTACGATTAAGATAGTCTGTCTTTGTTTTTAAATTATATTGTTCTTTACTCATAGTTTGCAACTCTCGCAATCATCTTCCAATTCGTCATAATGGAACCCGTTAACTTGAACTCCATTGATTTGTGTTTGTTCAGGAGTAGGTTCTTCTACTGCTTTACTGCCAGCTTTATTGATTAGGCTGTAGTAGAATGTTTTTAATCCCCACAACTGTGCTTGCATCAAGTTCTTGGCAATCAATGTAGTTGGAACTTTACGTCCTGGAAAGTGTGCAGGATTATAAAAGGTATTTGTACTGATACTTTGATCAACATAGGCCGCTAATACAGCACTTGTCTTTAAGTAGCCGTCACAGTCTTTCTGCTCCCACATTAATTGATACTTGTTCTTGAGTTTATGATACTCAGGGACAACTTGGACAAAGGAACCTGCTTTGCTTTCCTTAACTGAAATAAGCGACATAGGCATTTCAATGCCATTAGTGCTATTAATAACAACACTAGAACTTTCAACAGGGGCAATAGCCATAAGTGTAGCATTTCTAACTCCATGCAATTTCATTTGTTCACGTAATGGTTCCCAGTCAAGTTCTGGAGTAAAGTCCGCTAATTCGTTTGCGCCTTTAGCACGTAATTCCCAAGGAAATATGCCTTTGCCGTATCGTGTATGTGCGCTATGCAAACATGGGCCACGCTCACGGGCAAGTTCAACTGTTGCTTCTGTTAGATAGAACGCTTGATGCTCCATCCACGATTTAACATCTTGCAAAGCATCCTTCTCTCCATATTTGAGTCCACGCTTGGCATGCCAGTAGGCTAAGTTAGTAACACCAATGCCTAGTGGTTGGATCTCGTCATTGGATAATTTACTTTGTATTGACAAGAAGTCCTGGTAATCTAAAATATTACATAGGCTACGCTGTAGAATACGGCAAGCACGGCGCATGTCTTCTGGATTACGGAACGCTCCCCAGTTAATAGATCCTAATGTACATAACGCTATGCGGCCATCGGCATCATCAAGGCGTTTGAATGATTTAGTTGGTAATAGAATCTCGCAACATAAATTGCTTTGATAAATTGTATGGTACTCAGGATCAAACGGTCCTTGGTTCATCACGTTGTCAATAAACACTAGATAGATACGCCCTGTATCAGTACGCTCTTTCAATATGCCCGACTTGAATACTTCTTCAGCACTCATTGTTTTAGTACGCAAGTCTTTACGTTTTTCGTATTTTACATATAGTTGTTCAAACAAGGCGGTGTTTTTGTAAAATGCTTCGTACAAATCAGGCACTTCATTTGGGTCGAAAAAGGTGATGTTTTCCTTATTTTTAAATCGTCTCCAAAAGAAAGCGGACAGGACAACTCCGTAGTCCATGTGTCTAACACGAGTCTCTTCAGTACCCTGGTTATTTTTAAGAACAATAAGATCATCAAACTGATGATGCCAAATTGGATAGAATACTGTAGCACTAGCGTTACGGATACCTCCTTGACTGCAACTACGTAGGTCGCCAAACCATTTCTTTAAGAATGGAATCATACCAGTGTGCATGATTTCTCCACCTCTGATGGGACTGCCTAATGGACGTAGACGGCCAATCTCCAAACCAATGCCAGCACGTTTGCTAGCATACTTGGCCATCATTTCTCCGGATGCAAATATGCTATCCAAATCATCGTCACTACGGATAAGAACACATGAACTAAACTGCTTAGTTGGAGTTCCCAAGCCAGCAAGAACAGGAGTAGCAAGAGTAAATAGCCCATCACTGGCCGCATTATAATACTCTTTAATATAGCGCATCCTTGCGCTGTTAGGTTCTTCTTTATGGAACACAGTAGCCGCGGCAACCATATATCTAATTTGTGGAGTTTCATACGTTTGTTTTGTACTACGGTTTTTAACCAAATATTTCTCTATTAATTGTTCAATAGCCGCATAACCATACTGTTCATCTTTTTCATGATCCAGCATGTCATCCATTCGGTTCCAGTCTTCTTCTGTATACCATTCCAGCAGTTCGTTAGTGTACAAGCCAGTAGCCACATTCTTCTTAACAATTTCATACAAATGTGGAACTGTGTAACTACCGTATACATCTTTGCGTAGCATACTCAGTCGTTGTTTGCCTGCTACATATTGATAGTTAACATGTCCAACATCTGGATTTTGCTCCACGTCAATCAAGTCGACTATCGCTCTAAGTGTAATGCCGTCAATTTCTTTAGTTGTTATGCCATCATAAAAATGTAATTGGGCTTTGATTTCAATCATCGATTGGCTAACATCTGCAATGCCCTGGCAAACTTTTGCTACCTGCGCTTGCCATTTATCGATTGTTAACGGCTCTTTTTGTCCGTTTCTTTTAATTACTGTTATGTTCATTGTGTCCGCTTTTTGCAAGTTATATTGATTAGGAAGTATTTAGTTGCCAGGTTATAACTTGCCATTCTTATCCGAAATGTTTGTTTTTCTAATTATTTCACTAGGTTACGCACGATTTTTTTAGGTGGCGATCCTATATCTTTCGTACATAATGAATTATATACGTAGTTTTAGTTATTGTCTATCGGATTGATTATACTACAGCAGAATATGAATAAATCACAATTCCAGTGTCGCCTGAACTAGAATTCACATAAGACACATTCAAACTTCTATTTAAGATTTGTGCGCTGAATTGTAATAGTGTATCTTCTGATGTACTTGCATATTGCACATAATCATATTCATCACTAACTGAAACTAATCCATTAATAATATCTGCCATAATAGTCAATTGCCCACGGCGACTTTGTGCTCGATTTGTACTACGGTATACATAATTAATGATGTAACCAACACCGTCTGTTGGAATTGGTAATCGGAATGCAAATGTAGGACTTGTAATATTGCTTATGGAAATTCGATTAATACCGTAACTATTATAAGAAACTAAACCGCTAACTTCTGGATAATACGGAACACTAAACACCAGCGTTCCACTAGGTGTTGAGTTTGGAGCTGAACTTATTGTCAATGTAGTTGAATTTACAACAGTACTTACAATTTGGCTACTAGTAAACCCAGTGCCTGATACTACCATTCCAACAGCAATACCTGAAGTACTGCTTACTACTAATGTTGTTCCAGCTGAACCGCCTGAGGTATATGTTGCGCTAACACTTGGGATTACAGTAGCTAGGTCTTGTGATCGTCTGCTTTGATCGTTTATACTAGCATTGCCTGGCGTTGCATAATAAATTTGTGGGTAGGCCGCTGTTGTTATATTTGAGCCGCCGTTGTTACCAACATTGGCAATACGAGAACTTTGGCTAGTGTTACCAGTTCCATTATAAACATAAATTGCATGTTGTCTAACAGAATCAAAATAACATTCAATAATTTCATTATAACTTGGGCCATATAACTGGCCAGCACTGGCTAAATCTGTAGTTCGGCCAAATATAATACCGCTACGTGTATCAGTTATTGATAAACCTTTGAATTTATTATATTGAATATCAGTATTTGAATTCACCGCATAACTAAAACCAGTTATGTCTATGTTTTCAAATAAATTTCGTTGGCAAGATACTAATCTACTAAATGCTATTAAAAATATACCAGCACTAGTTTCAGTAAATGTTCCTCCCCATGCTCCCTGTATGTACAAATTTTCAAACTGACTATCACGAACTCCGTCTAATTGTAGACCGGGTTGATCGACAACAGTATTAATCATAGACAGATTTTTAATACTGATGTTGCGTGGTTGATTCAGGTAAGTTGCTTTTGGTGCTGGAGATGTTGTAAATGTTAACACGCCGCTTGGGCTGGTTGGTTGCGCACTAACTGTAATAGTTGTTGAATCAACTACTTCAATAACTGTTTGTCCAGTAAAACCTGTACCTGTAATTACCATACCTGGCACAATACCAGTAGTTCCAGCAAGAGCATCTGCTCTAGTTAGTCTAACAGTTGTACCTGCTGATCCAATTGGATTGTATGTTGCTTTAGCTACAGTATCCATATCGCCGTAACGAGGTATACCAGGCAATGCTGTATCGTTTACAAATCGAAATACTGCACCAGGACTGCTGTTTGTATTATTAAACTGAATAATAGTTTTTTCTTTGCCTGAACCTTCAATAGTAGCATAACTAGGTAATTGTATTGTGGCAGAAATGATATACTTGCCTGGAGGGAATTTTAATGTTACACGGCCGCTAACTGAAGACAAATTAAGATTGTTTAAGAATAACTGATTAATAGCAAGCTGGATAGCCGATGTATCGTCTGTAGCGCCATCACCTAATGCACCAAAATCGTGTACGCTGGATTGCAGTTCATCTAGCTTGTATTGCAAGCCTCGGACATACGGATAGTTTGCGCCCTGTGTTCCAGTAACGATTGTATAATCGTTTTTCTTGTATTGATATGAAATTAAGTCAAGAATATTACCATTAGAACTTAAATCATTTTGTGTAAGAATCTTTGTATTACCTACAAACGGTGCACCTTCTGCTACACTACCGTTACCAATCCATAGGTTTTGTGCATCGACACTCCACGCCATTTCGCCACTAGCTAATTGTGGTAATCCACTGCCTGAATTTTCTTTACCACGTCTAACCTGGATTCTCGAGATTTGCACTACAGCCATAATAATATCCTCTATATAGGATATTTATCAGTTTTGATTGTAGTATTGCTCCACTCGGTTCCACCACTGTTTTTCCCAGTGTCCAAACATGTCTGGGGTTAGAATAAACTCTTGATAAGCAGGTTCGCCCCATATCATAGGCTTAATTTCGTGAGGTTTAACACACATAAACACCACACCTTTTTGTATGTTAGTGCCATGTACTTTGTTATGTGCCAGTGCATAGGCTACCATTTGCAAGTAGTAGTCTTCAATCCACTCATCTTTCTTAGGCTTGTTAGTTTGCTTATGGTCCATGATAGCCGGATCATTTAAATGCAAGCCCACACAGTCTGTTGTACCTGCATACAATCCTGGATAATATAAGCCAACCTCTACACCCCATATTTCGTTCACATTCTTAAGCCCGTGTTCAATAATATGGTTAGCCATCTTATGGCTTTGTACGCTATATGGATTAGTACCTGGAGGATTGATAACACCCTGCACAATATAATCTTCTAGAAACTTGTGCATACGTGTTCCACGGCCGGCCGCTTCAGTTACAATTTCTTGTGCTTTCTTTTCGCCAACAGCTTTTTTCCAATTGAGAAGGGCTTGTACCTTTTCCCACGGTTTAGTCTTGTCTAGGATTGTTGTGACAGATGGTAGTTTACCTCCGTCTGGCGTTGCGTATAAACGCTTGCCTTCTACGCTCTCCCTATTTAAAGGAGTGTAGTCATATCGTTCTTTGAGTAGTGTCATAGCGCAATTATACTATCAATTGCGCTATGTGTCAACTATTATTGTGCTCGTTTTGTAGCAGACATTGCTGTACGGTCTAATACATCCGGCCCAGGTTGTCCTTGTACTTCTGGATTCTCTTCTGGACTGTTGGTATCAATGACTAATCCGTTTTTGTCGAATTTTTTAATTATTCCACTGGCTTTGAGCGGATCGTTAGGATCATTCCAACGTGCGACAAATCTTTTATATTCAATGCCAGGTGCGTGTCTTTGAGCTAATTCTTGACTCAGTGCGCTCCAACTTAATGGAGCGACTGAACCTTTGTTTATTGCACCGGCCTGTACAGCCTGAAGTGTTGCCAATAATGGATCTATGTCTTCAGTTACTTTTTTTTTGATTGCGCTAACATTATGCCTAGTTTACGGCTATAGTTTGATTCTCTCATTTCGCGGCCTGCTGGGCTTGCTGGTTCTTCTTCGCCTGCATCCATTCCTACATCCATACCTGCATCCATCTCTGGTTCGCCACCTGGCATGCCTGGAGTTGTAGGAGCTGATCCCATCATCTCTCCGCCGCCTTGGCCTGATGCAATTGACAATCCTGAGCTTAATGCACCACGTGCCTTTTCTAAGCCTGCATAAATTTCTTCTAGTGCAGGACGAACTGCTTGTGTATATTGTTCAGCAACATCTGAACCTAATTCTTCTCTTATAGAGTCTAATAGTTGTAATAGTTGTTCGGCTTTCATAGCTGACACATCGTCAAGCCAGCCTGTAATACGATCAACCATGTCCTTTGTGGACATAATGATTTTGGCTTTTTCTTCTTCGCCTTCTTCTAGATATACAATGTGGTTTGCTACGCTTTCTCGTAGATCGTATCGTGTTACTAATTCTGCGGCTAATTCGCCTTGGTCGCTTTCGCCTAAGTTGATGCGTCGGATAGCATCAGCAATCCAACTAGTTGGAACTGAATGTTCTCTAGCTTTGATAGCTAGTTTACCTAAATAAATGTTATGGTCCATACTTTCCTCTGCTTTTTTCTTAAATTTGTTTTTGCGTAATGCCGCAAAGTCTGATTTTTCAAGTTTGCCGTTTTTATTAACGTCTAATTTCTCTTGCTTGCCTGGCAAATTATCTGCGCCTTCTTCCATTGCGGCTTCGCGTTCTAAAATTTCTTGATTGATAACATCATGTAGCATACGTACTTTTTGGTACTGTGGGCTAGAGTTAACACTGTCAAAGCTTTCGCTAACTTCAAACTGGCTCATTTCTGTGCGCATTTTGTTGCGGGCATCTTCTAACTGGGCATCGCTGAACTTTTCCAAGTTCAATTTGTAGCCCAACTGCTTGGCCATATTTTCGTTAAGTCTTTTACTTGTAACGGGTTGAGAAAGTTCTCTAATGTTCATGATTATATCCTAAGCTATCATCTAATATTTATACAAAAGCCCAACGAAATAACTTGGAGATTTCCTCTTTGTAATGGTTGGCTTTCCATGTACTGTCTTCTAGCTTATTTAACAGAATCATGTACCTGTCATTATCTTTAGCAAGTTTAATGTTGTGCTGATAAACACTGGTTCTATAGAAATTGCTCCAGTATTTGTTGTCCAAGGTCTTGATCTCATTAAAGCGTTGCAGTTGCATTTGACTTAATGCTTTGGCCGCTACTAGCGCACAGGTTTGTAAGTTGAACTCACCGTGCGAATAGTTAGTGGTTTGCTTGGAATAAATGTGCCAAGTGTCGTCTTTGTTCTTCTTAACAATATAGTCCTTATAAGCCACACTACCATCCGGTAACGGTATCAAAGGCACTATCTTTTTAAATTCAATATCAAGTACATCGGCTAGTTTTTTAACATCTGTCCGTGTTGCTTGTTGTTTATGTTTAGGCTTGTTTTTTGGCTTGTTCATTGGCTACCACTTTAGGATTAACTTGTCCTATCTTAGTTACCAGACTTTTGCGGATTAGGGCCTCGATCCTGAATTGATCATGTTCGCTTAAACTAGATAGCGGAACTGGTTTTGATAGCTTTCTAAGTATTTCAGCTTCTTCGTTAGTTGTGAAGATACCAAACTCTCCAATAAGCTCGTTTATTTTCATTTAAGACCCGATAACATTTTAATGCGTGACACTTCTGCTGATTCTTCTAACTTGTGCATATTAGCTGGGTTTGGACGCTGACCTGGCTGTGGCAACGGTTGGCTCCTGCTGTCAAAACTTGGAGCAGGATTTCTTGTTGCAGGCAGATGCATTATGCCAGTAATTTCAGCAAATGCGTTTGGCCCAATTTTCCATTTGTGTCCGGTGTTTAATGCTAGATATTTTTTGCCTTTAAAAACAACATAACCCATTCTGTTACCTGCATTAGCCGGATCTGCAATGTATGCCTGATCAACTTCTCTTCTAGTGCTAGTGATTTCAATAGGATCGCCATCTGATGCAAATAGTTGCGCACCTTTTCGTATTGCATTAACTGTGTTTGAAACGTTAGACGGTTCTTCTTGTACCTTAATGTCTTGCCCCATGGCAACTGGAGCTTGTCCAGGAGTGCCGGTTGGTGCTGGTGTTGGAGTTTGATTGGTTTGACTGTCTTGTTGTGTATTAATCATAGGCTTGCCATCCGGGCCTGTGCTGATCATATTTGATGGAACCATTTGTTTAATACCATTGGACATTGTTACTGTCACCATACCCGGTGCACCACCCATACCCGGTTGTTGGGCAGTTATTTTACCCATTTGTGGCATTTGCCCGTCTTCACTTACAATGTCTTTAACTTTCATATGTGTTCTCCAAACTTAATTTGGAATCCTTTAATTTAGTAATCTTGTTGTGTATTGCGCCAATCTTGCCACGACTGCGTAGTAATTTAAATGCTAGGTTCTCTACACTAAACTCGCCGCCTCGGGCTAATCCTGCTTGGCGTAACTTCTTTAAATCAGCCGCAACATCTTCTAGTGTATTTAAGTCATTTGACTTGAGAGCTTTGTTAATCATAATAGCATAACTGCGGGCTTTTTGACGTACTTCCTTGTCTGATACTTCTGGAGTCTTATGCTCAGGCTTGGTAATCCACTGATTGTTCAGCACACTGAATATGCCAGCTGAATGATGTGTTTGTTTGGCATCCTGCACATATACTTCTACATCAATGCCATGCAACTGTATCTTGTGTTTGAAATTGTAGTTGTTTTTCTTAGCATCAAACAGTTCACGCACAACAGGATCATCTGGCATGGTAACTATTAGATGTAGGTCTACATCGCTGTATTCGCTGTAACCATAACTGGCGTTGCTTCCGCTAATGGTTATGTCTTTTAAATTGATTTGGGGAAGAGCAATAAAGTGGACGAAGTCTTTGGCTATTGCAAGTAATTTGTGACGCACATCTTGTTTTAAGAATGTGCCAGTCCACAGTTTAGGATTCAGTGTGCTGTGATATGTAACAGCTTTTACAAATTCGTTTATATGCATTGTGCATTATTTAAACAAAGCAAGTAAAGTGGTTGCATGACCTGATACAAATCCAAGTGCGGCAATTGCGCCAGCTGTCATATAAATCCATTTGGTTTTAAATTGCTCCAGATCTTTGACTTTCTTATCTAGCGCCACATGTGCTAGTTGATCTTCTGCATGTAACTTGTCTGCGTGTTCAAAGAACTTTGTGCTGTTAGCACGATACTCATCTTGCATTTTTTCCAGCTTGTCTGCCAGCATCTCGCGGGTGTTGTCCAAACAGTCATGCATGTCCTTGACGTCGGCGCGAATGTCTTTTTGAGAGTCTTTGATTGATTCGATGCAGACTATCATAGCATCTACTTTGGTTTCTACTACAGCTACACGTTCAGGCATAGTAGCCAATTGTGCTTGTGCTGATCGTGTGGTTTCTTTAACTGCCATTTATACGCTCATCCGTTAGTTATGTAAATTAATGTGTCCGGGCTTGTTCCCAGTGTATGATTAATTGCCTAATTGTGAGCCTAGTAGTAAATGACTTTACTATGAGTATTTATTATTTTTGATGAAAAACAATATTTCGGTTAGGACCGTCAGTGACAAACACAGCGTAGTTTTGTTCTATGTCTTCTGTAAGATTAGCAATATATGGAACACCGTTGAACATTTCCATCAAGTAGCCCACAGGGTCTTTGTTTTCTTCAAACACAAAATCTTGCTCTGTGTAAAAATCAAAACGCCATATGCGGGCAATATGGTCGAATTCAAAGCCACATGCTTTGCCACCAATGTCAAATACTTCGGGCCCGTGCCTGTATGTTATGTTGGAACGTATACCAATAGTTTGCACCACAGTATTGAAGTTTTGTTCTTGCCAACGTTCAAGCTCGCGACCCGGCTCATTTCTAAATTGTCCAGTGTGCGTGATATCAACAGTTGTATAGAGTTTATATTCCATCTTGTATTTAACTGCGTAGTTAATAGAGGCCAACAAAAAAGGACCCGAAGGTCCTAATCTGCTTCCCATCCCTGAGAATGTTTAACTATTAAGCAATTGAAACGCCTGTTGCTGTCAATGCAGTAACAGTAGTTGCGGCTGAACCACCTTTAGCTAATGCTGAAGTGATTGCGGCTTCCATTAAACCAAAACCTGTCAATGATTGTGTGTTACCACTATCAGCACCGTTTACTGTATCTGAAGATACTGCAACTGCAAAGCCAGTTGAATTTGGTGTTGTAGCATAGTAAACTTCACCGAAGTTTTGCAATGTACGTAATGCAATTGAATAATCGCTGTTGCTGTTACCATAAGTTGTGCTGAAGTTAACTGCTGTTGATCCGTCTGATCCAACTGCTGTAACTTTAACAAAAATTAAATCACGTGTACCGAATGCACTGAATGGGCCTGCGTATGTACGTGCTTGTGATGATTCTGTGTATGATGGTCCAACAATACGACCGTAGTTTGTTGCGACTGTAGTTCCTAGTAATGATGGCATAATAATCTCCTCTGAATATGCTTATCAAATGACCACGACTCTGTGGCCTTTGTAATTTTATTTAGCCATTTTGGTAAAAATGGCGTTTATAGGGTTATTTTTTGAGAGATAAGTCGGAACCAGTCTGCTGATCCTTCTTTAATGAAACGATCTGGATACTTCTTCTGCATATCGCCTTTAAACTGTGCTAAACGCGGGTTGTCTATGCCTTGCGGAATGTGTGCTAGTATACGATCCACTGTGGCTAGCCAGTCCTGATTAGCACCAGGATCGTTGAATAAACGCTGTGCTATTTTATGTATGTCGCGTTCTAACACTTCGCCATCCGCACGATTCTTTAATGACCCGCCCATGCCATAGTATAAGAATGTACGTTCTAAATGATTAGGTACGCTGTTGGCTAGACTGGATAAGGCAAATTGTTGATCCTGCCCGTCCCACTTGTAGTCTTTAGCATAGTCGTGTTCATGATGTTTGACTGTACTGCTGGCATGTTCCGTGGTCGGAAAGTCCACTTGATAGTAAGATGGAACACTAGTACCCAGTGCTGGCACATCCACTTCCTCACCTGTTGGAATACCCAAATGCACTTGTTCACCTGTTTGGGTAACTGCATCAAATGACTGTTTGAGATACTGCGCAAATGCCGCACGTACTTGGCCATCATCTGCACCTGCATCTAGTCCTAGCTTAGGAGCAATTTCTTTACTGCTGATATGAATGTCAATATCGCCAGCTGTGGTCTTAACACTGCCCATTTTGTAGTATGGATGGCTAGGATGCCAACTGCCAGCCGAACCGCTGGTCCAATGTCCTTTGGTACCTAACTCATCCAATATGGGCTGTACTTGTTTAACAATGTTATTGTATGCTTCACGTGGGATACGTACAATAATGCCCCGAACATTAGTTGGATCAATCTTCTTTTTGGGTTTGGCTGAGTCGCCCAAACGTGTGTCGTTTAGTTCTTCTATTCCATACAGGCCAGCTGGCTCTAATGCAAAACCACTCATTCTTTGCCTTCTTGTATTTTTTTAATGCCGCGTTTGAATTTAGTAACATCGTTAGATTTGATGCTGTTGATAAAACGGCGTTCTAATTCAGCGGCCGTTTCCACATCATAGTTTTCACGTATAAGTTTCAATAAGTTAACAGCACTATCGATCAAATTGGAACCGCGACTTTCTATGATCAAATCAGTGTCTCGTTTGACTCCTAAATCGCTTAGTTCTTGTAATATACTACGGGTGCTCTTACGCATATTGTTAATCTCTCTTACTGTATTTATTTGATTGTAACATTTGTTGAAACGGAAATCAAGCGGGTTGGTTTTAATCTTAGTGTAATACTAACAGGGCTAAATACTCAGTAGAAACCATGAGTAGCTACACACACTTACAGAGGAAACACAATGAAATTCTTATCAAACCGTATGATAGCCATTATGGAACGTTTAGCAGAAATGTTCCCAGGTTCATCATATCAATCAAGTCTAGATGCTTATCTAGCAGACAAAGGCATTACCGATGCCGCACAATTAGAAAACTATATCCAACAGTTTAACTATCAAAAGGAAAAATACCTATGAAAATCATTAGAAACACTTGGGAATTTTTGATTGCCCTTGCTGAATCATTACACGAGTATCGTAGTCGTAAAGGATATCACAATGGCGGCTATTATTAAACAGCTAGAGTACTACGAACAACACTATGGTGAAAAGATAGCCGCTTGGGCTATTGCGGCCATGGTAGTTTATCTAGTCATAGCACAGTAAACGAACAGATAAGTTCGTAAATTAGTTGCTTTTTTAACGAAAGGCATATATAATAACTGTAACAGCAAAATGTTGTTACTGACACACAAACATTACACACAGGAGAATAATATGTTTAATCAAACTATCGACGCCATTCAAACTGGCAAGAAAACCATCGTTAACACATTCGTTACCGACAAAGAAATCCAATCAAAATTGGTCACACTGATTGAAGCACAAACTAAGTTTTATCAAGGTTGGGTTGACACAACTCTAACACTTGCACAAACACTAGTTGCCAATGCTAAAAACTCAGTTTACAAAGGAGCAAAATAATGTCCTTTGATACGCCAAAACTACCAGAAGTTAAGTTCAGCAAGAACGGTTACGAAATTCGTTCAGACGTGTTGGCCATGGCCAAAGACGCTGTCATGGAAGAATATCATATGAAGTTTCGTGGCTGGGAAATGTCAGTTCAGAAAGATGAAAAGACAGGTCAAGTTGTTACCCAAGTAGGTATGCCAGAATTTCCAGGTCTAGACAAGATCATGGAAGCCGCGGAAAAGTTCTATGGGTTCGTAAATACGGGCACAAAGAAGTAAGCATAGCTTGTTCGCCAGAGTAGCGTAACACTCAGTAAAAAAGGACCTCTGGGTCCTTTTTTTTATCCTATTGCATCTTGTTCAAACAAGTCCGGATGTTCTTTGCCCCAATTGCGCATGATAACAGCGGCCTTAGCATTGGCTTCGTTTTCTTGTGGGCTACCTGTGGCACCTGCATTTTCATCCATCAATTGATCTTCTAAGTCTTGTTTGTAATGCACCATCTCATGTGCCAGTGTGCGACACACATCCATAATATGGCGATTCTTCACAGTAACATCAATGTGACGTTCGCCTGGCATATATCCGCCAAAGCTCTTACGGTCAACACTGGTATTACTGTCAAAGATAAAATGAAACTTTGGCAGTGTTTTGAGTTCCAATGACTCGGCCGCATACTTTACAAATTCATGCAGTATGTTAAACGTGGCACGTTTGTCCAGACTTTCCGTTAATATGTGACGTACTTTCATTATACACCGTACCGGTTACGTTTAGGTTTAGCTACTGGACTGACTGCATACACATCAGTTTCTGTACTTTGACTACTGGCAATACGAGTGGCTTTGACACCCATCATCTTGTCGGCCAGTCGAATAGTTTCTTCATCTTCCACACTGAATGGTACTATTGCTAGATTCTCTGCCCATGCACTTTCTTGTTCAAATTCAACTTCGTGATCTCTATTGGCTCTTGCACCTGCTAAGGCAATGCCGTAACGATATTGCATATAGGGATCAGTATTACGTAAGTCACGCTGTACAAATGCTCCGGGCAAACTGTTGCTGACCTGTGCGTCTACTTTGCCAAAAGTGCCGTGTAACTTAGTTTCTGGTAGGAATTCTTTTGCTCTCATATCTATATTTAGTAAATAGCTTACTATGATAAACAAAGAACCCTTTCAAAAACTGATAGCAGATTTAAAAGACAACGGCAAATATCGTGTGTTCAACGATATTCTGCGTGAAAACGGCAAATTTCCACAGGCTATTTGGTACGGCCCGTACAACATTAAGAACATTACCAACTGGTGTAGCAATGACTACTTAGGCATGGGCCAGCACAAAGTTGTGCTAGATGCTATGCATACTGCCTTGGACATGACAGGTGCAGGATCAGGTGGTACACGCAACATTGCAGGCACCAGCCACTATCATGTGGCACTTGAACACGAGCTAGCCACATTGCACAAGAAAGAAAAGGCTCTGTTGTTTAGTAGTGCCTATGTGGCCAACGAGTGGACATTGATAGCACTTGCTAAGATTATTCCCAACATTGAATACATCAGCGATGAAAACAATCACAACAGTATCATTGTAGGCATCCAACATAGCAAGGCTAAAAAAGTTGTGTTTAAGCACAATGACTTAGAAGATCTAGATCAGAAACTTAAGATTAGTTTTGCACAAGGCAATACACCTTGTGTAGTATTTGAAAGTGTTTACAGTATGGATGGTGATTGCGGACACATCAAAGAGATATGTCGCCTTGCAGAAAAATACAAAGCAATAACATACATCGATGAAGTACATGCTGTTGGCTTGTACGGTCCAAAAGGCGGCGGCAAATTAGAACAACTTGGACTACAAGACAAGGTTGACATAGTCAACGGTACCTTGGGAAAGGCCTTTGGCGTCCAAGGTGGTTACATTGCCTGTGACAGCATAGTAGCAGATGCTATCCGTTCAGTGGCCGCGGGTTTTATCTTTACAACGTCAATGAGTCCAGTTACGTGTGCTGGCGCATTGGCCGCCATTAAGTATCTTAAGGATCATAACGAAATACGTGAGAAACATCAAGAACGTGCTCGTAAACTAAAGCATCGATTGGGTGTTGCTGGTATTGAAGTTATGGCTTGTGCTACAGAACACATCGTTCCTGTGCTAGTTGGAGATGCTAAAAAATGTAAAGCTATGAGCGATGCATTATTAAATGATCACAACATATATGTACAGCCAATTAATTTTCCTACTGTGGATGTAGGAACGGAGAGGTTACGTTTTGCACCTACTCCGTTTCACGATGATGGAATGATCGAAGATTTGATCAAAGCCCTTGTGGCTGTAAGTTTATAACTTCGTCTGGACTAAGTTTACAAACGTCATCTTCGTACTCTGCTGATCCAGACTCCATTAGCACACTGCCTGGAACTAACGCTTCAACTTGAAATGGTTTTAGTGGCGGCACAGCAATCACATCGCCTTGTTTGATTACATTCTCTTTGGCAACACCTGTGTCTGTATCAATCCAACGAACAATAAATGTTCCTTCGTGAACAAACCAGCTTTTGTGTCTTAACTTTTGAAATTGAATTGCAGTTTTTACGCCGCTGGCTTTAAAAATTAATAACTTGCCACAGTACTGTTCCGAACTACACCAAATTATCTCTGTGCCCCATGTTGTTTCTGTTGCACCGGTATCACGAATTTTCATATAGTAGTCTCCTAAACTACTTATACGTCACTCTTAGGCGGGCAACAGAATCTAGGATCACACCAATCATAATTTGGATCATAATCTTGGCCGTTGTAACCAGCATAGGCTAGGCTCATGCCGATGCCATAAATGGCTAGGCCTGTGATAAATTTATTACACAGGACTGTAAGGATTTTTCGGAGTGTCATAACCATCGTCCTCTGGGTATACTGGATAGTTGTTTGGATCAGTCTTCTGACTTGCCACATTTAGCACGTTTAGCATTTGTAAGAGCTCCAAAGTTTACAGGCCATTCTTGTCCTGGTTGTAGTTCAACAGCGCCTGCTGGGAACTTATATTGTACACCGGCTTCTTTCTGAATGTCAGCTACTGGTACACGGAACTTGGTCAAGTCGTTGCCAAGATTAACGTATGGCTTGGTGTGTGGAAATCTCCATCCAGCAATTTGTTTTGTTTGATTATTGATTACAATTTTGTAGTAACCGTGTGGAACGATAACGCCATTACCAATGTATGGATCACCAGCGCCATATAATGCTCCCACGAATATCGTGTAGCTCTGGTTGCCCTGAACTGCCCAACCGCGGACTGATGTTTCCAGTAATTTCCAAATTCCACGATTCAATGATCCATGTTGTGGGTACATGTTTGTCATTAGGAACGATTCGTATTCTACGATCTCGCTCCACGAAAGGTCCCCGTCTGGTGCGGCATGGCCTTTATCGTAACCAGTGCCAGCATAATCTGACGGGGTAGCTCCTCCTTGAATTGATCGATCAGCAACGAACGCATTGGTACGTGGCCAGCATCCTAGTGCATTTTGTGGTAGTAGTGTGTAGGCAACATAGGCAGGAATCTTAACAGGAGCATCGTATGCTACTAGATATGCTTCGCGGCAAATTGGTTGTGCTGTACGAGCTGTTTGTGCCCAGCCATACGGACTATGTACTTTACAAGCATCAACTGGTAATGGAGCACGTTGCTCCCAAGCAAAGGCTTGTGTAGATAATAATGCTAATAGAACTAATAATTTCTTCATTGAGTAGTACCTTATAATTAAGTACTACTATTTACCTAGAAACTGTTATTGAACCAACCTATCTTACGGCCTTCTGCAATGCGTTGATCGTGCTCTTCCACACTGCCGGGCCATCGCCATGCCCACACTGCTACAAACAACATGAAGATGCCTGTATAAATTACGCCTTTAACGGGAACAGTAAAGCTCATGATAAGCAAACTAGTACCCATCATGACTAACATAAAGTATTTCATCTTTGTAGGGAACACACGCTTGGTATTCCAGTTGGTTAGGAATGGCCCAAACAATGGGTGACTGTAAAGCCAACGATGCATACGTTCGTTGCCCTTGCTAAAACAATAGGCCGCCGCAACAATAAAACAACTATATGGAATGCCAGGAGTTATAACTCCGATATATGCCATACCTAAACTTAGAAATCCCAAGCAATTCCAAAATAGTTTTTTCAATTCATATACTCCGCCCAAATAGGGTGTTGTAGTTGGAATGGTTCCTTCTTACGCTTGCCTACCAGTTCATAGTAGTCAGGCTTGTAAGGCTTCTTCAATGGCTTCAATCCAACTTTGTCACTCTTGTGACTGTTACATGGACCACATGCTGTTACACAGTTGTCCCATGTAGTCTTTCCACCCTTACTTACAGGATGTACGTGATCCAATGTACTTACTTTTTTATCCACATGCTTGGCGCAATACTGGCAAACACCCTCGTCACGTAGGTATACGTTAGCACGGCTGAAACGAACTGCGCTCTTGATTTTCATGTATTCTGTTAACATGATAACTGAAGGCACAGGTGTTTCCCAACGTGATGAACGCACGATCCAATCGTCGTGCCAAGCTAGCACACGGGCCTTTTCCAGGACCATGTATTTGATTGCTTCTTGCCAGCCAATCGTGCTTAAAGGAAGGTAGCTAACAGGAAGGCCGTCAGCGTTTAAAACTAAAGTGCTCATAATTGATTCTCTTGATTGTGTTTACAGACCCAACCAAAAAGTATAACGAAGTCATCATTATACTAGAATATTTAACCTAAGTCAATATGTTTTGTGCGAATTCCTGCCCGGAACGCTCTAATGTTTGCATCCATTGATCTTTAAGATCCACGCTGAAAATCATATCAAGGTCACTTTTGGCTGTACACCAACTAACACTTTGATCAAAAGGAGGAAGACCTTTGATTTCACTTATCAATTGATTTGGGCTCCAACCGCATACACCTAAAAACATGCGCCATTGTTTTGGGCGATCACCTAATGCCAATCTGGGTAGTATTTCTTCTGCACTACTAATACATATATCTTGATTAATACGCATTGTATTACTGCATGTCCAATCTGGTGTATGCAGGAAGCTGAGATTCTTTACATTGATTGGGCCGCCTAGATATAAAAATCCCGGCACATCCATATGGAAACCTAGTTGACTTGCAAACTCATTCACAGTCATCTGACTGCGCTTGTTTAACACAAGTCCCATGCTACCATTGTCGTGATGTTCTGTTACAATAATAACTGTCTTGTACCAGAAGTTGCCTTTAACTGAAGGCGGAGCGATTAATAAATTACCTGTTATATCCATGAGGTATTTACATCCCTAGGCAGACAGTGTAGTATTAAAGTGACTTCCTGCGATTTGTTGACCGCCTTGTTTTTGTAATTTATGTAACCAACCAATATCTGTTCCTGGACCATAGGCCGCAGGATTAGTAGCAGAGAAGTTTCGTTGATTGCGACTCACACTTGGCAAATATTTTATTGCACCAGTACAAATGCCATGCAGTTGTCTAGCGTTAGGGCCACGAACAAAGTTTGCACTAGGTTTATGTCCATCTGCTCTAGTTCCAGTAACTGCTTGAAATTGATTACGTGCTTTCAATGCACCTATAACTCCATTCTTGCCGTAGTCTCTTGCACGATTAAGTATACTGCCCATGACCATTGCATAAGACTTTGCACTATAAGCACTTTCAGCACTTGTAGCTCTAACTAACCAATCCCACTCGCTATCAGTCATTGGCCTGCCAAGATAATCTTCTGCTGATTTTCTAGCCTTTTCAGTTAATTGATCTTTTGGAATATTGCCATAATCTTCAATATCAGAATCATCAACGTCAGTTACTCCAGCAAGTTTACCTTTAACATCTGCTTGTGTACTCTTTTCAAATTTGATACCTTTACTAGCAATGAGTTTGTTTAAGGCACCAACTGTCTCGGGCCCCGGATCACCATCTACTTCTAAACCGTTATCTCTTTGAAATTGTTTTACTGCTCCACTTGTTTCAGGACCCCGTACTCCATCTACTCCATGTCGAGGTAATTTATATCCTAATGCTAATAGTGCTCGCTGTATATCTGCCACAGCAATACCAACTCGTCCTTGCGGAACTGCTATAGATAATTGTGTATTAATATTTTGTTTTGGTTCAGCTTGTTGTGCCGATTGAGGAACAATAGCTTGTACAGGTTTAACTGCCATACCAGCTTGTTTTAATTTTGCATAGCCGCCGTACGGATGTATACCATCTCCTTTACCGCTATGCATTGCTGGATCAAAGTCTTCTAAAGGACCAAGAAAAGTTGCGCCCGAATCACTGGCCATTGATTCTAATTGTTGGTTAATACCTGTTAGGTCAACAACATATTTTTTACCGCCAGTCCAACTTGTACCAGGTTGTGGTTTTGATTTAGTACTGCCAGTACCAACTAATGCTACTGTAGCACCTGCATCTTTGAGAGCTTTTAACTGTTGAGCTACTGCACCAAGGCCGCCGTTGCCAGGCTTTCTAATACCACCTTCTAATTCAATAGGTGCGCTATTACTTGCTCCACTGCTAAGAATAACTGTGGCACCTTTGGCTTTGCCTGACGCAACAAACGCATTAACTCTTCTCAACGTTTCAGTACAATTGATGCCGCCTTTGGCATAAGGTTCAGCGCCTCCAATACCAACAGCAATACTGTCGCCTATAATAACAACATTATTTGATGCTTCTAAAATAATATCTAATATTCTCATTTCTGACCTTTGCGGGTACCGTAGTCTGGCAATGGACCACCGTGCGCTTTTCCTTTAATTTTTTTGCCGCCAACGGTGACACGCACCTTACTGTCACCGTGGCCAATCAAATGACTCTTCTTACCATCTCTGGCACGTAGGCCCTGGCTTTTACAACTGGCCAGCGCACTTGCGCCTAATGACTCATCGCTAACGTTACTCACGCACAATTTACGGCTGGTTGGGCCGTGTTCTTCAATTTCTATGTATGTAGGCACTGCTTCGTGCCCGCGGGCTGGTCTAGCACCTGGACGCTGGCTTCTTCTTTGGGCAGTACCAAAGGCTTCTTCTTTAATAAATTCGTTTGCTCGCATAGTAATGTATTTATTGGTTTAGGTACTCGAATACATTTAACCATTTGCGTTTGCCCACAGTATCCTTTAAATGCGTTAAATCGGCCTTAGTTTTGCTACGAAAACGTGCTAGTTCTTGTTGCGGAACTGGTTCAAACTCTATTTCTACACCTTCTTGTTCTGCTATTTCTTCTGCTATGTCCAAAAAACTGTGTGCTAGTCCTGCTCCGCAATTCCAGATTCCGGATCCTTTAACTGTTTTAATAAAATCAATGTGTAGACGACAAACATCGCCAACCCAAGTCCAATCACGCTTAACATGTTCTGCATTCTCCCATACAGTTATTTTACCTTCTTTTTGTGCTTGCTTGCGCCACTTGACGATAGCGTTGGCACGTTTCCCCCTAAGGTGCATATACTTGCCATATACATTAAAGTAACGGAAGCCTTGTACCATAATCTTTACATCTTGTTGTGGCCACCAACGATCAAACAGATACTTACTCCAAGCATAAGGAGTTTGTGGTAAACATGTTGCTGTTTCGGTAAAGTCTTTATTATCGCCATATACGCTACTGCTACTGGCATACTGCAAGTTAACTCCGTGAGCATTGCACTCATTAAACAGCCATTGGCTAAACTCCAAGTTCTGTCGCATGATGGCTTCTACATCTGTACAGGTCATATCAGCAATAGCACCCAGATGTATTACCCAATCGTACCCACTAACATTAGGGCGTTCAATTGGATGCCATTCATAGCCGTCAATATGCCATCCTTCTTCGGCCGCACACCATGCCAGCATGTTTTTGCCAATAAAGCCTTCGTGGCCGGTTACTAGTATTTTCATATGGTATTTAATGTATAATCGCACAGTCGTAAAAAAAGGCCGCCTAAGCGACCTTTTTATGGCTACACTTTAAAAATTAAAGTGTGATGCCCAATGCCTTAGCTTTGTAGCCAAGTGCAACGATTTCACGTGATGGATTACCCATTTCGTATTCAGTAACAGTAACACCGTTACCAGCAATACGGCTCTTGCTGTAAACAGCATAACCTGATTGACGAATGCGTGATGCCTCAGCCGCAATGTTCTTGATACCGAAACGCTTTACAGCATCGGAAGCAGTTACCTTGTCGCCGTTGTACAATGCATTGAACAACTTATAGGTCTTAGTTTCTTTAGAGATGAATTTCATTTTAAGTTTCCTTTGTTATTGTGCAGGCAATAACCTGCTACATTTGTAAGTATATTACAATGTGCAACGGAACTCAAGTAGTTTGAGTATCTTTAGTTAACTCAGGATGCCAAAACTTCTTACCAGGATGGCGTTTGGTAGCTTCAATCATGGCCAAGTGTATGCTTTGAGCTTGGGCTAGGAATTGTCCACTTACCTTTTCGTAAGCATAGACTACATTGTTTTCTTTCTCAATTCGAACTTCAACAGCATCCTCAGGCAGGCCAAGTTCTTCGTTGTCATTGATCGTTTTGATTTGTTCCAGCATCTTGATAAACTTCTCAGGATGTTTGGCAATGTTGTTAAGGAATCTGATTTGAGCCCAATGAATACCTGCCCAAAATGCCACGCCTAACGCAATAAAATAATATAGTATGTCCATTTTATACACTCACATGTTTAATATATTTAAACAAATCTCGTTTGTCTTTGGGTTCCCACCACTTACCAGCTTCGCCGCAACGATCATCACGACTAGGATTGCCAATACGGGCAACACCGCATGAATCATATTTGGCTGGCACTTTCTTTTCACCTAGCACCAAATCAGGTTCTACATGTGCCGGCTTGTAACTTTTACGGCAACTATAGGCAAACGATGCCGAGCCATGAGTTAGCCAATCTGTTACACGTCTAAAACTATGTTTACAATCTTTACATAATACAGTTTCACTCATAATTTTCTTTCTGATCGATGGTTAATTTACAAATAAGCATGAAGTTATCATAGCTCTTCTTCACAGCAGGATGCTCCAATAGCTTTTCTGCTTCTATGCTCATGGCCGCAACTCCAGCTTGAACAGCCTCATACGCACTACCGTGTGTATACATATAACGATGTTCTTTTGGTATACAACTTTTAATTGCGTCCCACATGCGTTTTTCTTTTTCTGTAAACTTGCTCCAATTTGCCGGGCGTAGTTCGCTAGCCTCCATTAGCTTCTTACTAATGGCTTCTTCAGCATAACGCCCTGCGGCCATCATTGGAGCAAAGTCTGGATTGATATGGTATCTGCGACTACTGCCGCCTGGATAACTTAGTACTAGATGTGCGCCTTTAGGTAATGAATCAAGTAGTGTACTGTCGTACTCACTCACAGGCACGTACTTTCGTCCGACCTTCTTGTAAAATACTTCTTTCATTACAAGCCTTTCTGTTTACGCTCGTAGAGTCCTTGGCAATAAATGCAACGGGTAATACCACGCATGGCTAATCTACGTTGCTCTGGAATGTCTTCACCACAATCTTCACATTCGGATAGACTAGGCTGACTGCGTTGTTTGGCCAATATAGCCTGTACTTTGGCTACGGCATTTTGGTTAGTGATAATGCTATTAAGTTGAGCAACTTCTTGCTCTTCATTAACGCCCGATTCGTAATTGTAATTGTCTTTGTTATCCATGTCGTTATTATACTACCTTGTTCCTGTATTGTCAACTTGATCGGCCCACTTAAGGACCCAATATGTGTAATCTGCTCCTTGGAGCCAGGCTTGTACGCAATAGTCTATGTGATACTGCGCTGGATTTGAGTTTCTATGCCACATTGGTGTTTGAACACTCTTTTCCATAACAAACTTTCCCATTTCGCTAGATTGCCATTCCCAAAGTGGTTGAGCCGCGTATAGGTCAGGATCTTCAACATCGCCCATTGTGAATCTGTGTACTATAACTGAATGAACTTCGTCTACACGATCACCAACCATCATGTACTTATTCAATTTGACGTCTTTTGGCTCGCCTAGGTAGTTGTCAGCTGGATATTTGGTTATAGCCATCTCAGTGCAAACCAATTGGCATCTTCTTCATCTTCAAAGATCCAAACCAGTCCCATTGTTTCAAAATGTCCTTTGATGTGTTTGGCTGTCCAGGCGTCTAATTCGAGTCCTTGTTCCCAAGTCATTGGACTCAGTATAACTCGGCGCCATCCCAATTCGCACAGCATGTCTGAGAGTATGCCAAAGTCTATCTCATCCGCCATTCGTTTGCCGGCGCGGTTGATAATGTCTTGTTCTATATTCATTTACGTGCCAACTCCAACAGCATTATATATTTTTGATAGGCATTATCCACTGCGGGATTCCCATTGCGTACCATACTGTCCCTGCGTTCATGATCCCAACACTTCTTACCATACTCAGCATCTTTCATGAGATGTTGTATGTGTTCCTGTTCTGCCACTAGCCTTGCCAAGTTGTCCGAAGTCAAATGTATGGCCTTCATGGGAATGATCTTGGTTTCCATTCGCCAATCGTCAATGGAGCAAACATCACGATAATAAGGTGTTGGTCTCACATACTGATTGTATTCGCGGCTGTCTTCGATACGGCACTCGAATTTGGAGATAAAATTGTCAAAGTCTTCATCACTGTCTTTTTGTTTGGCGTAGTTATGTCTCATGAGCTCCACCTAATTAAGAACATAGTGATTTGTTTTTCACTTTTAAACTTCCAAACATTAAAACTAGTACGTGTACCACAGTTACACTCAGTAGTCCAGGCGTGTATTGGATCCATATCACTTTCATTTAGTCCACGTTCAAAGCCACGTGGCCCTACTTCATCTGTATAGGCCTGTAATTTAAGGCCAGGCAAACGTTGCCATTTGATCTTTGGCTTAAAGTTACGACCTAGGGTGGCGGCCCACATTTTATGACCTAGGGTGGCGGCCTGCATGTTTGTATAGGTAGACTTGCCCATTTGCCGTCCTGTCAGTTGAACTAGACCGCGACCTTTGAAGCGAGTATTTGAGTCAACCATGGCCTGCATCCTTCCCAAGTACGATAAATGTGTGCGTGTCCACCAGCCGCAGTCCATTCTTCACAGTTGCTGGTGCGATCATCAATTAAGATATCGCCAGGAGCGCAATGGCGCCACTTGTCATGACTGAATGGACCAAACAGCACAGGTATACGCTCAAAGCGTTCTATTGCCCACAACACTTTGTCCCAGGCCGCAAACGGCATACTGTAATCGTGTGGCAGTGCTGTGAGGAAACGTACTTCATCTGCTATCCCAACAGCCACAGCATTGCGACAGAATTCAACTAATTCGTGTGCGCCTTCTTTAATTGGCAAGTCACGATAGAAATGACTATTACGTTTAACACGGGCCCAATCTTCTTTGGGTATGCGTTCGCTGTCTTTGTTCCAACGCATCTTAAGAAAGTCTTGCGCGGCTGTGTGCCAATCGGCAACAACATCATCCATATCTAAATATATAATCATTCTTCTGCCTTTGGTTTAACTAAACTATCACTCCAACGAAGTACAAACCAATCTCTATGTGCTTCTTTCTTAAAACTCCAAAGTGTTTCGGTCATACTCATACCAACACCTTCTGCTTCTGCCCATGCTTGCATTTCTTCCAACACTTCAGCAGTGATCTCTTCTTTAGTAAATGTTAACCCTGGCAATCGAAACATGCCCACTTCTACATGTTTCATTTAATGTCATCCGATGTAGATGGAAAGTGACTGATAATCAAATCCAATGCCGCGATAGTTTGCATGTTAATGCCCACATCTCCAGGATGCATCCAATAGCCATTTGGGTTGCTGTCACTTTTGGGATTCTTCTTCCACTGTTTCAATTCTTTTTTAAGATACGCACGATAGTCTTTGAGATTGAGACTGGTGATACGATCCGCCGTTTCACCATCAATCCATTGATAAGGTTTGTGTTTGGCTTTACTCATGTCGTTTTCCTATAATTTCACTGTACTTCAATAAAAACATTGTGCGTTTACGTTCGTTGTAAAAGTCCAAATGTATTTGAAACTCGGAATAGCCTTTTTGTGGCTCCCAGTCCAACATTGTAAACGGATCGTTCTTTTTAGTCAAGGTGCTTTGACGTTGTTGATGTTCTCTGTACTCTCGTTCGTATTCGCCTTTGGGCTTTTCAAGCCAAGCTGTGTGTTCACGCACAGTAAATCCCAGCACTTGTTTCATTTTGCCACGTATCATAAACACAGTGCGTGGATGTTCCTTATGCAAGTCTGCCAGGATGCTTTGCCATTGACTAGTTGATAAAACTATTGGTTTCATAATCCCAGTGCCTTACATCATAAAAGTGTAGTTCGACTTCAAAACTTATTAGGCCAATCATAACCCTGACACCTGCATGATCTCCCGTTGGTTTGAATTGAAAATCCAAAGTGATAATATCACTGGTTCGATATCCGTTAAACTCTATGGCCTTGTGCTGTGTAAGCAGTTTGCTCTTGTTCCATAAGATAGTCCATCTATCACTCCATGGATTAGAGATATTGAAATTCAAATTAATCATACTATCATCCAAACCAATCCTAAGTAAGTTAAACTATGTGCTAATTGATCAGCACCCAACCAAGCCCAAAACTTTGGGTTTTCAGTTGTGTAGTTGTATCGCTTGTTAATGTTAATCTTTGCCCAGTCAATATGATAGTGTAGCACAAAGTCTATAAAGCCTAGCATAATAGCCATCAATGGATCCGAAATAAACAACCACATGACTAAAAATGTACCAATACCATGCTTTAGGCTGTGCATGACGCCATGTGCATTGCCATATATGCCCTTGCCCACAACTTCTTCCATGCTTTGGTTAACAAAGTCAATGTACCAATGCTTAATAAACAATAATGCCAATACTACAAATATACTATCAAACATTTTAAACTCCTATACCATTTCATCTATGTTAGCACCCTTGCCTGGATCCGGGGGGCGCATCTGTTTTATCTCTTCCTGCCTCGCCTCAATCACTTTCAGCTGTTGCTGTTTGATTGTTTGTTGCTGGGTCAGCTTGGCCAACTCAATATTATGAGCCATGGCTGGATCAATTCCGCCTACTTTCATTTGGCGAACCTCGGCATCACATTGTGGCCTGTGTATTGAAAACTATCCAGCATGGGTAATAGGCCATGCAAATCATCAGCAGGATGTCGTTGTATCACGGGGTGACCATCACCATCAGTCAGCATGAAATACAGCTTCTCTGTGCCTTCTTCAATTTGATATTCAAAGATATATTCTAAATCTTCAAGAGTCATGTTACTCGTCCTTGAGTTGTTTTGATTTCAGCATCAATGCAAGTACCTTCCAAAATGGTAATATCACCTTTGGTGCCTTGTTTCTCTGCTTCTTTAACCAAATTGCGCATGTGCTGTTTTTGCATGTCCAAACTGGCTACACATTGAGCTTCAATTTTGTAGTGTGTTTTGCCCTGCATGAATTCACAGTTGCCGTTAAGGCATATAAACAACACGGGTATAAAGATAGTCATGATCGTAATCCTTTAATCTGTTTGTATGTGGCACGTATATTGTTGTGCCATACACTATCAATCTTAATTGGCAAGTCTAAATGTATGCTCACCATAGGGCCTTCTGTTTCATTACGCATGTTGTCAGTGTAAGCTGAGCCTACATAAGGTATGCCTTTATATGTGCCTTCTACCCTATCACCAAAAGCATACTTGGGTTTAGGACGATTGGCTGTAAAGTATTCATCTTGTGTCATTCGTCAACTCCGAAATGTTCTTTAACAAACAATTTAATTTCCTGAATTGGTAACTCGTCATCGTCACCATATCGTTTTATCATACTATGAATTAAATCTTGCACAATCAACTCGGCGAACTTTGGCAAAAAGATTTCGTTATAGAGTCGTCTGTTTCTACGACTTTCATCTTCATATTCTGCCTTAATTTCTTCTTCAGCCCGTGACCAAAGTTCTCGAATTCGTTCGTTCATAGTCGCTCTCCGCAATGTGGACACTTCTTAGCTGATGCTGAACGCATTTCTTTCAGTGTTTTGTTGAGCTTACGTGCATCACTAGTGAGCCTGCGCATGTTCTTACGGTCCCTGTCGCTTTTGGCCTTGCCCAGCTCTTCTTTAAGGTGTAGCTTCATTTTGGCCAGCCTGCCCTCGAAGATTTCAATAAAGCCTGTTATACCAGTTGACTCACTCATACAACCTCCACTGCTTTAATATTACGGGCTTGAGTGGTAACATACACCCCTACCCTGCGATGTACTTGGTCAAAACCTGTTCCTAATTTTCCAGCATCTAATGGCAAGTTATACACACTTAACCAAGTTTTTATCACACTGGAAATATCAGCCACTGTTAAATTATTAGCCATCAATATCATAAGATCATCAACAGTCTTGTGAAAATCTTCATCATCTAGTCTAGACAATATTTTAGCTCGATCGTGGGCAAACCAATGTATATCACATTTTAATGTATCCCAAAATACTCGTTGTTCAGGTGTCATACTAACTCCTCTTCACCTTTAAGGGCCAGCCATGTTTCTTCTTGAGCTGTGTATATTAGCCTATTACGTTCCAATATGGCCCTACGTTCATCTGGGTCAAGGTCGCACCAAGCATTGACTCGATCGTAATTGCCGTATGCTTCGGGTGGTACATGACTGTACAGCCAACCTGCCAAGGCCTTGAACGCTTCAACTGTATTGCTAGGATGGCTACTGCGAATTGCACCAATAAAGTCATTGGCCAGTACAGCACCAAAGCATGAGCCAGGCTCATAGCCATACACCAAATAGTTAGCCATAGGGTCAGCAAAGTCCTGGGGTACTTCCCACTCTTTGAATGTTCTATACAGTCGCTCACGACTAAAATGTGTTATGTTCATTTTGTACTCATTTGGTGACGATATTCACGCTTTAACCAATACTTGTACATGGCAAAGTATTGCTCCTGTGTATAAGGAAGCTCACGGACTTCTAGATGTTCGTCGCAGTTCTGCAACCAAAGTTCATGTACCCATTGTCTGAAACCCATAACGCCTCCATTTAACATAGCACGATTATAGCAGGGTTAGACCGTGTAGTCAATCCAAGTGAGTGTCAAAAAGGTAACCCATTTGTTCGAACGGGCGTGTAGGGTATAGGCGCCACGGCTATTTGATGTAATGAACCAATCCTTGTATTTGACGCCCAAATGTGCTGTACACCAAGCACTGAACTCTTGATATTCAGTTGTGTACGTGGGCCCAAATTTAACTGTTATTCGATAGTCAAACCGTTTGAGATAGTCCCAATAGGCCTCACTTTGGTGTGTGTTCATGGGCTATTGAAATTATATCCCACAACAATACCATGCTCATCCGCTTCCACAAATTTGCTGAGTATGTCAAAGTTTTGCTCTGCACGTAGTATGGCCTTATATGCCTTTTCCAATGCAGGATTGTTTTCGATTAGGGTAGCACGATTTTGTTCCAATTGACGCTGGGTACGTGCCCATTGTATGATGTCTAGTACGTCTTGATCTAGGGTCACAGTGGCATAACTGGTGGCAAGCTGTTGCCAGCTGGTGCCGTTGAACACTTCCAAGTCAGTATTGTTAACACGTAGCATACCCTGGATAGGGTTGTTGGCATTGGGTCCAATATAGGGTAGGCTGGTGTTGCCTGCTGATACTGTGATCCCACATGTGCCCATTAAACCTTTAATCATATGTCAAATCCTTTCAGCCTAGTATAAAGAACTTTGTGGGCGTTAGCAATCGTTTAGAGCAAACGTATGCTGTCAGCTATGTCACGTGCCCAAAGGCCCAGGGTCAATGGGCCAGGGTGTCCAAAGTATCCACCTGCTCCGTTGGGCTGTAGGTCACGGGCATGATCTTTGACAGCTTCAAAGTAAGGAGCCATTTGCATTTCCTTAGGGTCATGGTGCCAATGACGCATGACAACAGGCACGTTCTTAGTTTTCCACAAGGCCTCTGCACCCATGATGGCCATACGTGCGTACAGTTCAGCATGATGTGGGGCACGTACCCAATACTCATAGAACTTGAGGATACCTTCATGGCGCCCGTTTAGCAAATGTGGTATTAGGCTATTGGGAGCCCCTTCATCAAAGTAAGTCATGCGTGTCAGCTCGGGTATAACAATGGTGACTGTTTTGGGTAGCCACCCCAGCTCTATCAAGCGCATGGTATTGTACATGATGACTTGACAGCTACCCCCAGCATAGCCTAGATTAACTGTGGGCTCACCCAGCTGTTGGGCCAGCTGATGGGTAATGGTATCCTTTTCATCTACACCCACTCCTGTAACATGGCTACAACCCATGACTGCATGGGTGTTGGGCCAATCAACGTCTGCCCAGTCTACACTGCGATAACCCTCTTGATTCCAGCGATACTCCACAGGCCTGTTTTCCCAAACCCACCCGGGAGGCCTACGTTCAAGATTGGCCTTGTACAGTTCTTCTGTGTCACTGCCACACCAAGCACTGGATTGTTGCCAACGTGGTAGTAAGTTAGGACTATTTTGATATGCGAATGTTTTGCTGTATTTGTTCATGCCAGTATTTAATCTCCCACTGCACTCGCGGCATAATTATTGTATGATTACCAATACCATAGCCTACATAAAGACTGACTACAATGAAAGACCCATGCGTTTCCTTTTGGAACTAACAGCATGGGCCATGAGCATTGGCTGTACCATATGGATGGGCATGACCTTACCCAACCCTCCGTTCATATACCTATATCCCCTGTTTATGATACAGTGCTCAATATTTGGATGGGCGGCATGGACACGTGGTTCAACAGGCATGGTGGCCAACTATGCACTAATAACAACCATAGACATAATAGCTTACATAAGGATGATCACATAATGGCATTACCCCGTGGAATGAGCAAGTACTGGAGTACAACACAAGGGCATGAGTTTGAACTGTTAAGCGTGTACACTCCCTTTGAAGATACAGATGAATGGGCACGTTATAGGGACATATTGAACGATAAGATATACCAATGCAGGCTTGAAGCGTTTCTCAGCCGATTTCGAGCCCAACCAGATTAGCCCCAGCCGCGAAGCGGTAGCGACAAAAATTTTGAGCTATCAGCCCCGAATATCACCAACTCCATGCGCTAGTCAGTACAAGGTCCCGACTAGCTTTGGGTATTGACTGATTGACATAGTTCCGTTATTCTGTTATAGTATGTGTATGAAAACTTACCTAATCAAAAGAATAGTCTTTATCACCCTAATACTGATTGTATGTGCATACCTACAGGGCTGTGCGTATACAGTAGTGTCAACAGCCAGTTTTGTCACTACAGGCAAAAGTGTGGGCGACCATGTGCTCAGTAACACAATACCTAACGCAGATTGCTCCTTGCTGAACGTAAAGGATGATAAGTACTATTGTGAAGTGCGTGACATCAGTAAAACTTACAATAGGACGGGCATATGAACACAACAACTGAAATCATAGTATTAACAGTGCTGACAGTGGTTTTGGGCGTGGCCTGCTATACTATAGCACACATTATACTCAGAATAATTTAGGATAAACAATGACAGAACTAGAACCCAATCAAATATGGTGGAGTGGAGCATACAGCCCAAGCCGTGATGTATTTGTACCACATGCAGTGATTAACGAACAATACCCACAAGGCCGCCGTACAGTGGACAAGCGTCAAGCTGAAATTTGGGCTAACGACGATGCTGAACACTTTAATAACGATGCCAACAGTGGTGCTACAGATTGGGTACCGCATGTGGAAATTGGTGATGATATATGGACTAGCAGTACTGATGATACAGTACATGCTAACCCAACTTAAGGAGCGACTATGCAAAAATACACAATATGGGCGTGGAGTAACAGCCAACAACAAAAACAGCATCAAATCAATTTGGATGCTATGCCACCAGATGCTACACTAGCACAAGCACAACAACGTGCTGATGCATTTGCCATGACACTAAACCAACAACAGCATTTGACAGCGACTGATTGGACAGGTGAAGTGCTACTGGAAGAAGTTGGATATCATACTATGCCTGGATACGCATTCAACGATCCCAACAAGTGATATGATTAGCAGTACATTGGCTGTTAATACACTAATAGAAGCGTGTAAAGGTACATATACTGAGCGCACATCAAGTACTATAGTTAAAGACTTTAAACCCAGTTATGATAAGGATCAAGCTGGGTTTTGTCATGATGAACTATTCAATAAAGTCCTTAGTACGTATGTGAGTCATGAATGGATCAACAAGTAAAGCAAAACTTAGTCTGTCTTCACGTATATAGAACTCACATACACCACGAACACTATATGCATGTACATAGCTAGCCAACTGCCATATTTGCTCTTGAATATCTTCACTAGCCCAACTACGATAACATTTGAATAACATAGTAGACCCCGCTGTTTGACATAGTACTTAGCATGAGGATCATATATAGGCCCCGCTGTACAGTCGACTAGCAAGCATGAACGTTTCACTTTGCCGGGGTTAAAACATATACCACAATAGACCCCGCTGTAGCAAGGCCTGCACGTATTAACAGTAAGGGAACTGCTTATATCCATAATGGAAGCTAGACCCTTGCATGCCTATACAGTGCGTATAAGCTATAGTACAATAGACCCCGCTGTAGAGTCAAGGGGTATTGAGTGTATGGACCAAAAGACCCCGCTGTACAGAGTATGTATTAGAACTATGCCTCTGTCTCGCTCGGGACTCACCATTCTAGAACCCTGTGCGCACGGTCAAGAGAACCATTTCCGGCTCATTCTCCCGATTCTGTCACACTTTATCACACTTTGATACACTTTTCCACACTTTTGTCAACCTGGCACCCCTATAGATCTCCCTACAAGCAAGGTGGGGAGATCTATTTCACACTTTGCCACACGATAGATCTAATATACAGTACGGCTTCACATTCGTCTAACCAAGTCAAGAACCCCGAACCGTTAAATATAGTATGACACTAAGCTTCATCACTGTAGCTAATATATACGTGAAAGATCGTAACTACACTGTGCATGTATCCATATGCCGTACTAATGGACATGTACATGTATTCAAGTATGATGAACAGCGTGTTACTTGCCAATATGAAATATTTGCTAATTACAATGAGGCCGCGGACTATTTAGAATTATTGCTTTAAAGTGTTAAGGCGGTTCAAACCAATATATTACAGCATTAGGGGCCGAGACGCCCAGCCCAAAACCCGTTTTGTCAACCGGGTTTTCTTTTATTCTCTATAACCATTTTGTCAACCAGGTCTTTATGTTAGTGCTCACTAACTTAAGAAATGGCGCCCAGCCTCCACGTCCACCCCAGCTTGCTTTCGAATACAGTAATTATAACACCTTTTGGGCAGGCAGTCAAACGGCTGGGAAAGACCCGCCAAAAAGTATGTTATTGACAAAGTTCTCAAAATGCGCTATAATACACACATGATGAAAACAAAGCGAACAGCACGTAAAGACAGCAACTATATCATATATGCGGCCACCCACAACGGGCAGTCGTATATAGGGCTTACCCGTAAGGGCACCGTATCAGTCGCTAAAGCAGTCAAAGAGCGTTGGCGCAAGCATATCTCACGTGCAAAGCATGAGGCACGTGAGTGGGCCCTGTACAAGTACATTACAGCGGGCGCATGGGACGGCTGGGAGCATACAGTGTTAGAGGTAGTGCGGGGACGGGCAGAGGCCTATGCATACGAGCGCGAGCTTGTCAAGCACATACAGCCCGAGCTTAATGACCAGTACCTTTGAAGGGTCTTTGCATTTTGAGTTGACAGTTTGGGAAATCGGCGTTATAATAAACACATACACAAACACACAAGGACTAAAATGTTTACAAACTGCATTGCTCGCGCTAAACTAAACTACAACAAAAAACTCAAAACTTACAAATTGCTAGTAGCATTTTGCAACGCAAACGAAAGCATTACACAACGCAACAGCGCATTTGTAAGCGGAGATTTGTGTGCAGAAACTATTGCAACAGACATTGTGCGTGTACTTGCTACAGCAGAAAAAACACTACGCACAAACAACATTGTATTTGTAGAGTAATTTAGTAAACTAATACATAGCGCATTTTGACACTTTTGCCAAAGTGTGCTATAATTAGTTTTTTAAAAGGAAGCAAATGTTAGAGATTACAAAATTTGACGGCGGGTTTAGTGCCCAAAACAACGATGTGCGCAACTGCGAGGCAATTGTGTTTGCAGAAAGTGTACGCACAGGCCGTACAATGTTGCAAGTAATTAATTACGTGCTAGAAGAAGACGACAGCGATACTAATTTGCTTTGCGCTTGCGAGACGTTACAAGAACAGATTGTTAACGCATACACTAACACAATACTAGAGAGCTACTTAGACGCGGAACTGTACAAAGTACAGCACAACAAATAACCCTACAGCCCGTAAGGGCTTTTTATAGCGTTTGACATTTTGGCAAAAGTGCGTTATAATAAGTTTTTAAGGAGCAGTAATGTTAGCAACAACAAAACAAGTGCGGGCACTTGTACACGGACT